GGGCACCAGAAATATTCGGGAGCGTAGTTCAACAGCAGAAGACCCGGTTCTTACCCGGGGGATGAGGGTGCAACTCCCTCCGCTCCCACCAAACTTCATCGCCCCGTGGCGGAACAGCAGACGCGGCGGTTTCAAAAACCGTTGTCGAAAGACGTGGAGGTGCAACTCCTCTCGGGGCGACCAATTATCCGAAGTCGAGCCAGAACAGCCCGAGTCCGTTGAAGAACAAAGTGCTATTTACTTTTTCGGTGCGGATCGAATGGTCGCTGATGGCTCGTGGTTTCAATTCGTGGATTCCCGCCAAGCCTCCAGTTCTTACGCACTCCCAATTCCAATCATCAATGACGATGATGACTTCCTTGGCGAAGAATCGCTTGAACTCGACCAGTCCTCGTTGGGTGCTTTCGGTGCTATGAAACCCGTCGTAGAAGTAAACGCCGATGGGGAGGTCGAATGGCTTTTCACGCTGGGCGAGTTCAAAGCAGTCAGCATCATAGAGCGTAAATTTTGGAAGCCTATTCTCGAAGCGGGCCACGTTTTCTTTGAATATCCTCCGGCAATCATCCCCGCTTGCCCCCGCTCCTCCGATGAATTTGTCGCACGCATAGGCTTTGACGCGGAGGTTGTCCAGAAGTGCTCCGATGAGCGTTGCCCCTTGGAAGATGCCCACCTCCAAATACGCCTCGTTGCTCGGGAGGTGCGCGGCGAGAATACTCAGGAGGGTTTGCACTTTTCCCGTAGTTTGCCCAGTCACGCCCGGGGCGCGAACCCAAGGCCCCCGCGTGGCTATGGGGTCGGTGTCTGCGGCGTGAATGGCTTCTGCGAGGATGTTCTTCATATGTAGTTGATGTGCTTGGCGTCCGGGGAGATGGCGTAGTTGATGAAGCGGTTCTTGTTGTTGAACATACAGCGGGCGCACGAGTGGGCGTCGAACTTCTTGAAGTCCTTCTCCTTTGCCTCACTCGGCCAGAAATCCTTGAATCGCTGCTTGGAGATGTCCCCGTATTCGCCTAGCGAGTTGTAGGCCGTGTTGCAACAGCGGTACACCTTGAGGTCGCCTCCGATGTACACGTTCAGGTGCATATAGGCACAGAACGAGTAGTCGGGGCGTTGCTGCTTGAGATCGTTGATCCGGTCGTCGAAGAGATTGAAGACCTTGAATTTGGGGCTGGCGAAGTCTGCGACGGCTTTCCGCGCCATCGCCGTTGCCACCTCGAAGTGGGGCTTGTGGTACTCGAAGTCGTCCTGCGTGAAGGCGGCGCTGATTCGGAAGTTGTCGGCCCCGCTCGCCTTCGCCAGTTCCGCGCACTCGTAGATTTCGTTGTGGTTGTCCCGGGTGATGACAAAGCCCACTCCGAGGAGAGTCTTCTCGGATTTCGTTTCTGCGATCCTTCGGATGTTGTCCCACGTCCGCTGGAAGAAGCTGGCGGGGACCTTGCGGGTCCATGCGTAAGTGGTTTCCCTCCCGGCATCCACGCTCACGCGAATCCATGCGGCGCGGGACAGGGGCTTGAGCATCTTGTCGGGGACCAGCGTCCCGTTCGTTACGAGGGCGAGATCGAGATTCCGCTCAATGACGGCCTCGAATATTTCGGTCGCCTTCGGATGGACGGTCGGCTCCCCGCCCCCGGTGATCTGGATGGCGGGAATCCCCATCGTCACGAAGTCATCCAGAATCTCGATGCACTTCTCGTAGGGGATCATCCGGTTGGGGTTGTTATTGACCGCTTCCGTGACTGGATCGACAGTTCCGAAGTGCTGATTCGAGGTGTACCCTTCGAGCCTGTAGGCACAGAAGTTGCAACTGTGATTGCAGAGATCGGAGATGATGAGTTGGACTTGAATCGGGATGGGCTGTTTTCCGGCCTTCATCTCGGCCAGCTTTTCGGGGTGGTGAACAATCTTGAAAGGGCTGTAGGGGTCGGTATTCAAGTCCATGTGGGAATTATAGCTTTTATGGGCGTGTGGCGAAACCAGCAGACGCGCTAGGCTCAGAACCTAGTGGGCTAAAAACCCGTAGAGGTGCAACTCCTCTCACGCCTACCAAAATTACATAGCAGGGGAGTGGAACGGAATCCATGCTGGCCTCATAAGCCATGCGATAGCAGGTTCGACTCCTGTCCCTGCTTCCACCCCGGTTAGTTCAACAGCAGAACGCCTGTCCTACACACAGGAGGTAGGGGTGCAACTCCCTTACCGGGGACCAAAATTCATGCGGGCGTGGCGGAACTGGCAGACGCACGAGTTTGAGGGACTCGTGGGCTTTAAGCCCGTGCAGGTTCAATTCCTGTCGCCCGCACCAATCTTTTCCGGGCTGTAGGGTAGGAGTCAACCCGCCTCATTCGGGGTGAGGAGATCGTGGGTGCGAATCCCACCAGCCCGACCAATCTTTCAGGGGCCGTTAGCTCAACGGTAGAGCGACCGCCTCATAAGCGGGCGACGAGAGATCGACACTCTCACGGCCCACCAAATTTCGAGGGATGCCGCCGGATATATAGAAGAAGGCGGTGTGCCGAATCGGGATAGCGTCCTTCGGGGCGACGATTTGGATTTCTGGAACGTCCCTCCCTACAGGCTCAAGGGTAGATAGCGACCCGCCTGCCTTGGAAGCAGGAGCAGGAACGTGCAAGTCGTTCGAGCCTGACCAAATTTGAACGACTCTGGACGGAGGGCTTTCACCGTGGTACTCTCTGTAGGTCCCCTTATAGGAGAGTGCCATGCCCGATCTCGCCAACCCAATCGGCGGAATTCTGAACAGCCTCCCGATGGAGGTGATGATCTCGAAGCCGCTGATGGGAGCGGTGGACGCGCACAAGGCGATGTGCCTCCAGTTGGCGGACTTCATCGACAAGATCGGGTTCATCGAGGTCGGCGGGACGCCCGCGCAGGGCGCGACCCCTGCGGTTCTGGGCGTCAAGTCCGTCCGCATGGTGGACTGGAAGTGGAAGGCTCCCGCGTGGAACCAACTCGGGACCACCGAAGAACTCGACAAGGACGGAAAGCCCACGGGCAAGACACTCGCGCCCGTGCAGTACGAGGCGCAAGTCCCCTTCATCTCGATGGTCCCCCTGCCTGCGCTCGGCGTGGACAAGGTGACGGTGGACTTCGAGCTTGAGGTCAGCACCTCCGAGTCCTCCTCTTCCTCCACGGCGGCAGAGGGGTCGATGGCCGGGTCGGTCGGCTTCGGGTGGTTCTCGGCCAGTTTCTCGGCCAAGGTCTCCCACAAGAGCGAGCAAACCCGGAAGACGGACACGCGGGCCAAGTATAGTTTCCACGTCGAAGCGTCCCAGCACGAGCCGCCCGAGGCGCTCATGCGGATGATCGACATGGTTGTGGACACGGTGACGAAGCCCAAAGCCGCGTAATCTCGTGTGCCTGAACTAACAACGGTTGACGGCGCGAAGGTCGCAGTCTACGTTCGGACGCGATTCCGGTTGGGCGATGGCATCTTCTCCGTCAAACGGGTCAAACTGGAGACCGTCGCGGCACGGGCGGGCGGCACAACGCCCGTCGTAATGTGCGTGTTTGAGGGCGGCATCCCCCCGGAGTTCCTCAAGGTCGCGGTGGGCACGGAGGTTCCGTTTCCCGGTGATGTAGTGGCGACGATGATTGCGAAGGGTCAGAGAAAGTGAAATTCTGGACTTTTCGGAAGAAGAAAGAATCCGCCCCACCTGTTGACGGGCAGACGCTCCCCGACATCGTTCGCGGGATGCAACACGCGGTCAACACGGCCCAGCAGATTCTCCAACAGCATTGGCGCGACACGCTCGACCCGTACTTTGATGATGCGACCGGAGAGCCTGTCACGCAAAAGTACAAGCTCCCCTCCGGCCACGTCATCGAGATGCCGCTCATCGCCCTCGTCCAACCACAGGGTCTCGCGCTCGATCACATGGAGATCGAGATGTCGGTGCGGATCGACCAGACGGAGGTGAAGCCCCATCGGTCTGCCTCACAGGAAGAGACCCATCAGCATCGGACGAGCTTCAAGTGCTCTTTCGCTCCGGTCAAGAACAAGGAAGACCGAGCCCTGAACTCGGTGATGGTCAAGATGATCTTCAAGGCGGGCGATCCCCCCGAGGCCGTTGCCCGGCTTATCGAGGAGTTCACCAATACGACCATGCCCCGGGCGGATAGTGGGCCGAAGACCGCAGGCGGGGAGCCTCCCGTGACACCCCCAACGCCCCCGGATAAGGGGCCGATGGTATAGTGGGCCATGCCCGACAAGATTCTTGTATTCGGAAATGGCTGGATCGGAAGGCGGATCGCGGAGGAGTTCCGAGCCCAAACCGTTCGATCTGACATCACCGACCGGAGTGCGATCAGGACTGTGCTGGACGCACTATCGCCAACGGTCGTTGTCAATGCGGCGGGGAAGACCGGAAGGCCCAACATCGACGGATGTGAGGACGAGCCCGCGCAAACGCTCTCGGTGAACACCGCCGGGCCGATTCTTCTGGCCGAAGAGTGTCTCGCCCGGGACATCTTCATGGTCCATCTCGGGAGCGGATGCGTGTACGACGCATCTCGCTCCGGGTACACCGAGGAGGACTCTCCGAACTTCTCGGGGAGCATCTACAGCAGGTCTAAGGCACTCTCCGAGGCTGCGCTCAAGAATCTTCCGGTCCTCCAGTTGAGGATTCGGATGCCCTTCGATGGGATGCCCCATCCAAGGAATTTCATAACCAAGCTCGTCGGATACCCGAGGGTCATCGACGTTCCCAACTCGCTGACCTACATTGACGACTTCATCGTGGCGACGGAGTGCCTCATCGCGGACAGGAAGACCGGGGTGTGGAACATCGTCAACCCCGGAGCGGTGTCCCATTCGGAAGTGCTCGGCCTCTACCAGAAGATAGTAGACCCGAATCACACGTTCGAGGTCATGCCCGTTGAGGAGTTGTCCAAGATCACCAGAGCGGGCAGGTCGAACTGTCTGCTGGACACGGGAAAGTTGGAGCGCGAGGGGATCAAGATGCGGCCTGTCACGGTCGCGTTGATCGAAGCTCTCAAGAAATACAAAGAGAGGATCGCGTGACTAAGATCAACGGCTGGTGGACGGACGCGGGCACGTTCGACTCCCCCCTCCACGACAACAAGGTCATCGCCGGATCGGAGTAGTCGTGCATCAAGATCGGTTCGCGCTCTGGCTCGTCGGGATGTGCGTGGCGACTCTCTGCTTCGGAGAGGTGTACGCGACGGTCTTGGGGAAGCCTCACTCGGAAATTTTCGACGCCACGCTCGGGAGCCTCCTCGGGTACTTCATCGGAAGATCAGTCCGGCCAAACAAGCCGGAAGACCCGAAGCTCGAAGGCCCGAAGCCCCCGGAGTAAGCTACAATGAGTTCGATGAATTTCTCCAAGGACGTTCGGACGCTTTCGGTGTTTAGCCATCCGAACCATGAACTCGCAATCTTCGGGATCATCCAGAGAGTCCGCCCCCATCTCCTCTACCTCACGGACGGAGGGGGCGAGGAGCGCGTGAAGGAGACCCGGAACGGGCTGGCCCGTCTTGGGCTTCTCGATCAGGCGACCTTCCTCCCCTATTCCGAGCAGTCGTTCTACGATGCGCTCCTCAGTCGGGACGTTCTCTTCTTCTCGGAAGTTCGGGATGCCATCCGATCCCGGTACAGGGCGGTCCTTCCCGAGCAGATCACCTGCGACGCGGTGGAGTTCTACAATCCGGTCCACGACATCGCGCTCCCCCTCGTCATCTCGGCGGTTGGGGGCCAGAGGAATGTCTTTGAGGCTCCGCTCATCTATCAGCGGGAGGACGGGAACTTCGGAGTCCAGATCGCCCCGCCGGAACTTAGGGATGGGCAGTCTGAGATGAAGCTCACCGACGAGGAGGCACTCCAGAAAAGAAAGGCGCTCGAAGAGGACTATCATATCCTGCGGTACACCCTCGGGCACGTTCTTCTCCGAGCATCCCACGCCTTCATTCAGGAAGTTGTGCTTCCGGCAAGCTCCCCGCTTGCGTCTCCGGCGGGTCGAGTTGTGCGGTACGATCTCCGGGCCAAGAAGCTCAAGAGCGAAGGGAAGGTTGCCCGGGAGATCACGCGGGAGGGGCATTACCTTCCGCTCGCCCGGCAGTTCCTCGGATGACCCTCTTTATACCGAGGGTCTTTCATCGGGTGTGGCTTGGCGGGCCGATGCCACGGGAAATGATTGCGTGGGGCGAAAGCTGGCTCAAGCATCACCCCGGTTGGACTCTCAAGACGTGGGGGGAGAAGAATCTCCCGAAGCTCGTCAATCTCAACCTGTTTTCTAAGTGCTCTTGCCTTGGGCAGCAGGCCGATCTTGTCCGATACGAAGTCCTGCTTCAAGAGGGCGGGGTTTACGTCGATGCCGACGTGGAGTGCGTTCGGAACATCGAGCCACTCATCGAGGGCTGTCTGTTCTTCGCTCTCCGGCGAGACCCGAGAGTGATGGACCTTCGGGTCGAGAGCCACTCGAATGCCTTCTTCGGTTCGATCTTCGGGCATCCCATCATGCGGGACCTCGTGCAGAATTTGAGGCGGGCGTTCCGTCCTCAGCCGTGGACAGCCATTGGCCCGCCCTACTTTTCCTCCATCCTTGGGGGGCATCCCGGGAAGTTTCTTGATCTTCCGAGCCGGATCGTCCTCGACCTCAACAAGGGCGAGAGGCCCAAGCCCGGACGCCGTGCGGTCCCCGGAAACGTCTATGCCGTGAACTATCACTCCTCGAAGTGGATTCCCTCTTCGATGGAGTCTCTCCGAAAGAATTTCTCTTCGTTTCCTAGACGATAACTCTCCGTGGTGTAGCAGATGCACGGCGGTTTCCTAAACCGCAAGGCTCGGCGCGACTCCGAGCGGAGAGACCAAAATTGACGAGACCGTACCGCTCTGTGTCGGGGACACCCTCCCGGCCCGCATGATGAAATCCGGTGGAAGGAGAGAACCAAGCGGGCCTGCGGCCTCGAAAAATTTCTCCCGATGGTGTAGCAGATGCACGTCAGTCTCCGAAACTGAAAGGGCAGGTGCGACCCCTGCTCGGGAGACCATTCCTCCCCGTGGTCCAACTAGATAAGACGCCGAGCTACGAACTCGGAGATTGGGGGTGCGAGTCCTCCCGGGGAGACCAATCTTGTGTTTAATCGTTCCAGCCCTACCTATAATAGAGGAGACCATGAACACCGCGAAGATGCTTGAGGCCCCGGTTCTAGTTCTCAACCGGAACTGGACGCCGATCCATACCACCTCTGTCAAGGAGGCGATCAGCCTCGTGGCGAAGGGGTCTGCCAAGATCATCGACCCGACGACCTTCGAGGCGTTGACCCTTGCTTCGTGGGATGATGTCTCCAAGTCTCGTGCGAAGTTCGGGGATTCGGTAGTCCGCTCCTGCCACCTCGCGCTGGTTCCGCCCGAGGTCATCGTCCTCACCAACTACGACAAGTTGGGCGAGAGGAGCGTCGTCTTCTCCCGGCGCAACCTGTTCAAGAGGGATAGGTACACCTGCCAGTATTGCGGGTGCCAGCCGGGGCCGAGGGAGTTGACCATCGAGCACGTCTTCCCGAAGTCCCGGGGAGGCGTTTCGTCTTGGACCAACTGCGCTCTCGCCTGCGTCCCTTGCAACAAGCGGAAGGCCAACCGGACGCCGGAAGAGGCGGGCATGAATCTGCGCCGAGTTCCGAAGAAACCTTCGTGGAAGGCTCTCGCGCAGATTTCGCCTCGGGATCGGCGCGAGTCGTGGGGGCAGTTCATCTCCCGCGCCTACTGGGAAGTGGAATTGGGGGAGTAGTCGTCTTGACGGGAGTTCCCCATGCCTGATACACTTTTCTCTGAGGTGTCGCCAGATGCGGGACTCCCCGACGATTTCCTTCTTTCTATTTAGTCGGGCTTCTGCACGGACACCGGGAAGGGTCGGAGATTAATCTCCGGCCCTTCTTTTTTCAGGAGGTCTGTGATGTCCAAGAATAGAGATAAGAAGGACCGGGAGGCGAGGCCCGAGGGGATGCTTGTTCTCCCGGTCATGTGTTCCCGGTGTGCCCGGGTCTATATGTACCAGAGCCAGCCGGAGGCCCGTTGTCCCAAGTGCGCCTTCAATCGCTGGCTCGACGTTCGTCTGGTTGTCGGGGCTGCTCGGACGGACGAATCCGCCAAGAAGCAACTCCTCGAAATCCTGTGGCGTGCGGCGGATTACGTCGAGGGCGAGAACACCGACGAAGACCTCAGCACATAGTCCTTGCGTGGATGGGGGCGACGGATAGAATCGCTGTCGGCGTGTGATGGGACGAGTTCCCTGCGCCGGGAGGCATCATGTCGAAACCCAAGCACAAGGTCGAGCACACCGTTCTGCCCGAATCCGACCTCAAGATCGCACCGTACAATCCGCGCACGATCACCGATGATGCGATGGGGGGACTTGAAACCTCCATTGAACGCTTCGGGCTTGTGCAGGAAATCGTCGTCAACAGGCGGACGATGCACGTTGTCGGCGGGAGTCAGCGTCTCGCGGTCCTTCGGAAGAAGGGCGTGAAGGAAATCCCCGTCGCCCTCGTGGACCTGCCCGATGACGAGGAGAAGGCGCTCAACGTCTCGTTGAACAACCCCCATCTTCAAGGGGAGTTCACCGCCGACCTCAAGACCGTCCTGCAAACGCTGGATGCGTCGCTCACCCAAGGGCTCCGAACAGGCGATCTCATGGACTCCCTTGAGGCGAAACTTTCGGAGGCCGACGAAGACCTCAAGGACAAGTTCGAGTTGGGGGAGGTCCGTGTTGCGCCGCCCCCCAAAGCGGTGTGGGCGCTTGTCGTCGTTCCCGCCGAGAAGTTCCACGAGGTCGCGGAAATGATGGAGAAGGTCAGCCGGGTCGAGGGGGTGATTTACGACCAAATCATCCGATAACGTAAAGGTGGTCAACCTCGTCACGGTGCCGACGAAACACGCCATCTCCGTCAATCCGCAGGACAATCAGTTTCTCCCCGAGAAGCTGGCGCTCCGTCGATACTTTCTCGACAAGTATCCGTCCAAGGTTTTTCGCGTCATCGACTGTTGCGCGGGGCAGGGCGTCATCTGGTCGGAATTGAGGAAGCAGTACCCGTGCCAGTACATCGGTCTCGACAAGAAGAAGGTCGGGCACGGAGTTGTGCGGATTGCGGCGGAACGCTGGCTCTCTCAGACGGAGTGGAGCGCGGATGTCATCGACATCGATACTTACGGGGAGCCGTGGATCATTTACGAGTCGGCGCTTGAAAACTTCGTCGGGGACGAGGTGACGATCTTCCTGACGTACTGCAACGTGCCCGTGAACAATGCCGTTGGGCTCATGTCGAACGCCGTCCGTCATCGTCTCGGACTCCCCGACCATTGGAAAATCTGGCACTCCCGGTCGCTTTCTCCCATCACGACTCCGGCCATGCTTGCCCACGCGCTGACGTGTGGATTCGAGGTCGTAGAGGCGAAGAAGATCGTCTTCAACCGAAAGAGTGAGAGCGGCCTGCGGTGGGACATGAACTTCCTCTACTTCTATGCGGGCTTGAGACTTCGATGGCTCAAATGAGTGCGACGGCGGAACTGCTAAAGGGATTCAAGGATCAGGAGTCCGAACGCGGGGAGGTTGTCCATCCGCTCGTTCGAGACCCGATCCTCCGAAACCTTGTCGTCATTTGGCCCATGCTCCCCATCGAATTCACCCCTCCGAGCGGGGTGGCTCCAGAAGATGACCGGGCACGCTGGTTCTGGCTTTGGGAGGGCGTGAAGTACGATGCGGAGCAGCTTTCCGAGGCGCTCCGGCTCGACAAGATCAAGCTCGGAAAGATCGTCGAGAGGGCCAAGATGTTCCGGCTCATCTACCCGGATGGGACGACGAACAGGCTGGCGACGCAATACGTCCGAGGGGATATCGCCAAGAGCCTCCAGCGAAAGTCAGGTCCCAAGTCCTCCAAAGGTGGAGATGCGTCACCTTGAGTTGACAAAGGAGTTATAAGCAGGTAATCTTTCATTCGATGTCCCTCTTGAAGAAGCCTTCGGCAGACGCGACGAGGGAGCGGCGGATGGAAGTCTTCCGCCTCAAGATGCGGGGACTCAATAACACCGCGATCTCTCGCGCCCTCCAAGTCAGCAGGAACACGATCATCCGAGATTCCGCGTGGCTCGATTCCACAAAGCGGGACTCCGCGATGTCCGCCGACAAGTTCGGTATCCTCGGTGAGACGATGGCCGAACTTGACGAGATCAAGAAGGAAGCGATGTTCCACTTCAACGAGACGGAGAACGTCCACGGGAAGAACAACTTCCTGCTGACGGCGATCACCGCTCTCGACAAGAAGGTGCGCCTCATGATGGATGCGGGCATTATTGATGCCGCCCCCATCGGTGTGAACCTGTCGGTGGAAGATGTCAAGAAGATGAGCACGGGGGAGCTTCTCCAGCGGAGATCGGAGTTGCTGGACCGTCTCAAGAGCGTCGAGATGCCCGGTGCAACCCGGAACTGACGCCAAGGGTCTTAGGGACTTCCGAGACACACTCCAAGCTCTCGCCACACTTGACGGGGAAATCAAGCATCGCAAGGAGGTCGAGGACCCTCTCAACTACGGGCTCCCTGACCTCCTTCGGCCCAAATCCCCCGACGAGACCGACATCCAATTCAAAGCCCGGCAGAACCGGGAACTCAAAGATTTGATGGAGAACAAGCTCTGGTTCTCCAAGGACGCCCGGCGGGTCGAGATCAGACTCGCCCCGCAAATGATTGACTTCATCGCGGACCTTTTCTATCGAAGGACCCAGCAGGCGATCCTCTGGAAAGGCCGTGGGTCGGGAGGCTCTCTTTCTTCGGCCATCCTCATTTGGCTCTCCATCGTCTACCACAAGATGAGCTTCACGATGATGGCGGGCTCGCAGGAGCAGGCCAAGCAGGTCTACCACTACACCAAATCGTTTTGGGAGTGCTTTCCAAGTTTCGCCAAGGCGATTCTCGACGGGGAGCCGCTTCAGACGGAGACTCGGCTCATCAACGGAGTCCTGCTCAAGATCATCTCGGCCTCGGAGAAGCAGGCCCGGGGCAAGCACAACCCCGGGTTCGTCGTGGACGAATCCTGTCAGGAAGGCGAGAACACCGACCGGATGATTTCCGCCGCCATGCAGGGTGCGATGTCCGAGCCGAACTTCATGGTGCTTGCACTCTCTACGTTCCATCACCCCATCGGACTCTTTCAGGAGCTTTGGGACTTCGCGGATGAGCGGGGATTCTCCCGGTACAACTGGAACGTCTACGATGCGATGGCGAAGTGCGACGCCGGGATGGAAACGGCGACCGCAGAGGACCCGAAGGCCCTCAAGTTCTGCCGGACCCAATGCCCGCTCACCGAGAGGGCTCCGGTCTTCGACGATCAGGGCGTTCAGACCGGATGGAAGTTCAAGGGGTGCAACGGGAAGGCCCGAGATTCGCAGGGCTTCCTTCCCCGGAAGAACGTCATCATCGCCAAGAAGATGAACCGGGGGACCAACGTCTTCGAGATCGAATACGAGAACACCCGACCGAACTGGATGCGCCCGGTCTACGATGTTGAGTGGATCGAGAGGACGCTCGTAGAACCCGATTGGCCCCCGCCGGGAACTAAGTTCCTTGAGAAGTCGGTCGGGATTGATTGGGGTCTTGAGGGGCAGACGGCCCTCATCTTCTCCGCGCTTCTCGAAATCCCCAACCCCTCTTCGCCGGAGGAGGCCGTTGCTTTCAAGTTCATGAAATCACCCCCGTCCGTCAAGTGCGTTGGAATTCTCGAAGCGGAGTTCATGACCGGGAAGCTCACGAGCGAGACCATCCGAATTCTCATGGGGTGGATCGAGAAGTACGGACAGGACAATTTCCATGTCTACGCCGACGCGAGCCACCCCTTCAACAATCTCGAAGTCGAGCAGGTCGGGCTCGACATGAATCGTGTCCTCTTCGCCAAGTGGAAGGACTACGGGATCGGAAGTTGCACCAAATACTTCACGTCCCCGGGGAGATTGTTCATTCGGTCCAACCTCACCGGATTCACCGAGCAACTCAAGCGGTACAGGCAGGACAAGTACGGGAAGCCAGTTAAGAAGGACGATCACGGCCCGGACGCGATGCTTTGCGCGATGCTCCACTTTCCTTTCGAGGAGAAGTTCGCACAGGACTTGGAGCCGACTGACGAAGAACTCGATGGGACCATGATGAATCTCATCCCAAAGCCGATTGCTCCGGGGTTCGAGGGGATCATCGCGCCGGGGACTGCCGAAATACACGTCCCGCAGGCTCCAGCCAAACAACTGCACATCGTCCGAACAAAACGAACCAGCGATGGACAAGTTGTGGTAATGTGAGTAGGATAATCAACCTGTAGGCCATAGATAGAGGAGGAAGCCACCATGTCGAAGCAAATTTTCGTGGCGTTCACACCCCGGATCGGACAGGCGGCGGGCACCGATGCCTTGCTGCTGGAGCGCGTCCACAAGGCGTTGTTCGATACGGCAGGCCCGAACAGTCCGGCGGCGGGCCTTTTCGGGTCTCCGCTCGGCGGCGTCAAGGCCGTGATCGATGACGGCGACGTTTCGCAGGATGCGGCCAACGCCATCGCGCAGGGCGTCTTCAACGCGGTGGGCGTGGGCCGGACGTACAAGGCGACCGAGGTGGATTCGGTCGGCGGCATCACCGAACTCACCGCGCCCATACCGGAGTAGTTCTCGGGCACCCGGAGCTATTTGAGGGAGAGCGAACATGAAACAGGTCACGGTTGCAGTTGCCGGACTCGGAATCCCCAACTCGGACTCCGCGTACTTGGAGCGCATCTCCAAGCGGATGTTCGACGCGGTGGGGTCTCGCGGAATCCATTTCGTCACGAAGTCCCCGTGCCGTGGAGTGGCGGCGGACATCGACGACGTTGACTCGTCGCAGGATGCGGCCAACGCCATCGCGCAGGGGATCAAGGATTCGGGCGGGCCGTCCTCCGGGTTCTCGGCGGTCGAAGTGGATTCGGTCGGAGGCCACACCATTCTGACGCCCCCGGTTCCCGAGTAGCCGTTGACAAAAGGGGGATTCTCAGAGTAAGTTGGTTCCCGTCGAAGATGAACAAACACCTTGTCGTGGTTGAGAGGAGCCGGAGATGATCCCGCAGACCAAAACTCAATGGGACGGTCGCCTCGGAATTGAGATCGTCGGCAAGGCGAAGGGCTGTTGCGTCTCGGCGGCGCTCGACTGGAAGCCGCAGATGCAGGGTCAAAAGCTCGCCTGTCGCTACTGCGGCGGGATGCTGAAGACCATCCGCGCAGGGGAGGTCATCTCCCATCCCTTCAACGGAGGCTTCGGTCGGGACAAGACCGAAGTCTCGGAGCCCGAACTCATCATCGGAAGTCTTCTCTTCTCCGTGATGAAGTTCGAGACCCCGGAGGATGTCCGCGAGTGGCTGTCCAAGCACGAATGCGGTTCCCCGGAGAGCATCGAAGACCTTGATGGACACGCCTTCCGCGTTCCCATCGAGCGCGTCATTCCGCAGTCAACCCGCCTCATTTGGGTGGGCGGCGGCGTTCTCGCAGAAATCGGCGTCGCGGAGAAGGATGTCACGGGCGCGGGACAGGCGTCCATGCAGTCCCCCGGAATCACCGTGACCTCCATGAACAACGGGCTCACGCATCCGTCGCAGGGTCCGGCAGCGGTCAATGCCGGAGCCAGCCCGGAGATTCCGAACGTCCTTCACGGGCTCACCGAGATTTCGGACGGGCACCAGCACGAGTTCCATGTGACGCCTTACCCCGCCGAGGACGGCTATCGGGTCAAGAGCTTCACCTCGTTCAACAACGGCCACACGCACATGATCGAAGGTGCGATCAACACGGACGGCTCTCTCGACACGCGCACCGCGCCCGATCAGGCCCCGGTCGGTGGGCACGCGCACGCTCACCGGATCGTCGTGAGCACCAGCAAGACGACGCAGAAGACCGCTCCCGACACGGCCAATCTCCTCATCAGGCCGGAGGCGATGGACCTCTTCCGCGACAATCTTCGGAAGGCGGTGGCGAGGGCCAAGGGGAAGGTCGCGGCGGCGTCTGTTTGAGAGGCCAAACGGAAGAAGGCGGGGCTTTCTCAGGAACTCAGCGAGTAAAACGGAGGATGCGATGAACGAAGGCCGGGATGTCTGGTCCGGCGGGACGCTCCGAGAGAAATCCGATACGATCAAAAAGTCGCTTCGGACGACTCTTCGGAACATCGTCCAGCCGAAAGACGTGATTCACAAGATCGCGTCCTCGAACGACACGGAGATTGTCGAGAAGGATTTCGTCGGGGAAGACGGGATGCCCGGTCTCGGAAATGCGATGGGTCTCGGTCGTTTCCGCGACAAGAACGCGAGGCCCGAAAACCCTCCCGTTAGCCCCTTCGCCACGAGGCAGACCGCTACGGCGGTTGCGAAGGGGTTCGATGTCGGCACCGTCCTCAAGGAGACGGGATACGACAAGCTCCCGATGACCGACAGGGGTCGGGAGATTCTCCAGCAGATTCTCGAACGGGGCGGGAAGCCCATCACGGAGTTTTCGGGACGAATGCTCATCAACCGGGACTATGCCGAACCGTCCCCCGCGCACGTTCGGGTTCCAAGGATCGACGCCGGGGATCGGGTGATAGTCCTCCCGTGGGTGAACGTCGGCGTGCAGGGTGCGTCGTTCGATCTCCCCTATGTTCCCGAGACGATGAGGGTCAAGAAAACCTACTTCGGTCCCGCGAAGGTCACGAAGAACGTGTTCCCTCCGGGCAAAGCCCCGGCGGACCCCTCGAAAGAGGAGTTGGTCGAGGAGAACCGTTTGTGGGCTATTGATCTTGAACCGGAGAGCATGAAAAAGGATGATGAGGGCCTCGCGTGCTGTCCGATGGCGACGCGGGAGCCGACCATGATCCTTCGGCTGGAGCCGCTGGCGACCCCGGCAGGTGAGGTCGCTCCGCAGTAGGACAAGTGTTTCTCGCAAACTGATTTTGAAGGAGCGAACGATGAGCGGACTCGCAGGTTACGCCCGGGGCGGGCAGGGCGGGAACGTCTCCAAGTCCAAGAAGGCCCGGGGCATGGTCGAGAAGGCCGGAGCCCCCTTCACCGGGGCGGCGACGCCTCTCGGTGATGACAACGGGAACGGGGACGACGGGACTCCCGAGACGCCCGAGACTCCCGCGATGAGCGGGGACGAGAGCAACAAGGAACACTCGGTAGGCCCCGGCGCTCCCGAAGGCGCTCCGGGGGGCGCTCCCGAAGGCGCTCCCGAAGGCGCTCCCATGACGCCTTCGACTCCCACGAGTTCTTCGGCTTCGCCCTCCGGCGAAGTCGGGGACGCCCCTCCTCTGACGGCTCAGAAGTCGATGGCCGACTACGCCCGGTCGGGGCAAGTGTCGAAGCAGGCGGAAGGTGCCCTGTTCGAGCCGTCGCCTCAGCCGCGAGTGGCCTCGGACATCCCCGGCGCAGGACCGCAGGGCGTCCCTCCCGCAGAGCGCGATGAACTCGGCGCGTTCGCCCGGCGCGGCAACGCGGACATGATTCCGCAGGCGGTTGCGATGCAGACGGGTCTCGCTTCCCACGGTCCCGCCGTCGCCGCCTCGGTCGCTCGGATGGGCGGTCAGGTGAGGCTCGCGCCCGGTCAGTTCGGGGCGTGGGCGCATCCGCTGGACCCGGCTCCGAAGGCCACCTCGGATCAGGCCCCGTTCAACCCGCCCCCCGCGAAGCCCGTGTACTAGCGGAGCGGTGACTCTGAGGAGAACATGAAGTTCGAGTACGAGACGGTCAAGGCCCCTTTCAACCTCAACGACCTGAACAAGCGGGGAGATGAGGGTTGGGAGGCGTGCGCCCTGATCGGGCCGGATGTTCTTCTCAAGAGGGCAGTTCTAAACGGCGTCCCGCAGGGCGTGGCGAAAGCCTGCGTCAACTGCCAGAACTTCTCGACGCAGGTTGCCGAGAAGGACATGAACGCCGAAACTCCCGGCTGGTGTGCCTCATGGAAGCTCGCCATGACCGCCGTTGGGACGTGTGCGGAGAAATTCGTCAACAAGATCAATCCCGAGGGATTCCCCGGAGCGGTGCATCCCCTCCCTCCCGGGGCCGTGCCCGACCATGATAGTGCGTGGCATTGGCAACCTCGAACGGAGCTTGGTGAGAAGCGCGTCGAGGCGATCACGGATCAAGTGGCTGGGGCGAAAGCCCCGGAGCACAAGCATCGAGTCCTCGTCATCAGGGCGAAGGACGGGAAGATCGTGCGCGGGAAGACCGACATGGTGAACGGTCACGAGCACAAGATCACCCTCCTCGGGATGACCGAGGAGTCAGACGGGCACACGCATACTTGGCAGGTTGGCTAGAGATTTTAACGGAGGGGTTTCAAGATGGCGAACTTCACTCTCAACGCCACGGCGGGCGTTTCCACGTCGGACGGCATCAGCCTCAGCAGGGTCGTCACGGGCAAGAACGCGAACGCGAAGGCCCTGCTCGATGACACGTTCGGGCCGGGTCCGGTTTCCGTGGACTTCGCTCCCATCGTGGCGTCCATCCTCACGCCGGAGTGGTCGCTCCTGATCGCGGACGGCGACGGCGCGAGGCTCAAGTTCGACGGCGCGGCGGCTTTCACCATCAAGTCGTACAAGACTTTGATGCTGGAACTGGCGGTCACGCCGGGCGGCGTTCTCGATCTGGAGATCGAAGCGGTGGGTCCGGCCCAGCGCATCCGGTTCTTCGCGGCGGGTGACGCCTAAACCTCAGCCTAGCGCGAGAAGCTGATGCAGACGGTTGAATCTCTTCGGGCATCTCGTCTATTCTGCGGTGATCCCGCTGAGAGACGGACTTCCTCCGGCAGTTCCCTCGGCTCCTTCTTTCTCGCCAAGACGCAGGTTGCAGGAGGCGCTTGGCCTCTGCCCGTAGCCAAGCAGGGTTCGGTCAGGGACCGGGAACTCATGGCCTTCTCCCTCAAGAATGGGGAGGAGATAGAGGTCCGGTCCATCGGGAAGGGGATTCACCGTCCGTATCAGGTCATCTTCGCTCAAGGGCTCGAAGTCGGTTCCGTCACCACCCTGCAAGCGGTCATGAAGACCGTTTACTGCCAGTTCGAGAACAAGCGGTACTGCCAGAGCGTCGATCTTTCCATCACGGGACCGGAGCGCGAGCTTCTGTCCTACGAACTGGACAAGGTGCTCGGGTTTGATCTCGTTCCCCCCGTGGTCGGTCGGGAGATCGCCAAGACGGGGTTCGGGAGCATTCAGGCGTGGGTCTCTGAGCCGACCGCGTGGGAGTGGTTGTCCAAGGGTTACGATTACCGGAAGGACCGGAAGAACCCGTGGCTCCATCGGCTTGCGGCCTTCGATTTCATCCGGGGAGAGATCGACCGCCACGCGAACAACTGGATCATGGACGCCAACCGGAGAGTGTACGCCATCGACAACGGCTACTCCTTCGTGAAAGGCGACGACCGCAGATGGTTCCGTTCCAGCGCGGGGAAGTATCTCAAGGGAGCCCCCCTCCATCCTGCTGTGAAGGATGAAATCCGATCCATCGACGAAAATGCGGTGCTCTCGCTCATGCAGGCGCAGAACTTCAAGAACGGAGAACCGGAAGGGGTTCTCAAGCGCATTCAGCAACTCAAGAGACTGGAGATATGGGAGAAGCTCGGAGAATTGTGGTAGCCCGAACTGGCGAAGGTATTCCGACCGTCGCGGTGGACGTGGATCGCACGCTCATCGACGACGACGAGAATCTCATCCCCGGAGCGAAGGAGGCCCTCAACTACCTTCGCGCCCAAGGGTGGAAGGTCATCCTCTGGACTTCGCGGGCCGACCTAGATCACGTCAAGGAACTCTGCAAGAAGTACGGTCTGGAATACGATCACCTCAACGAGAACCCGGAAGCGGATCAACGGGAGTACACCCGGAAGATTCGGTTCAACGCAACCGTGGACGATAAGGCTGTCCCCTTCAACGGGGAGTGGCCCCCTGTTGTCTCGGAACTCGACCGCCGCCGGGACCTCTGGCGTCTCGACGGGATGACCAAGGCGACGGTCAATCTCATGCTCGCCAGCCGCGAAGGAACGACCAAGACCCTCGCCGTTTTCGGGAGCGAAGGCGGAAGGATCGTCGAGAGGACCGGATCGAAAGACCCGGTGGTCCTTGAACTCCTCGAAAGAGGGGTCGAGACCGACGAGGGCCTTGTCGGGCCGAGTGCTGGAGGGGATTTTCTGAGAGCACTCGCAGGTATTCAAGGAACTTATCTTTGGGCGGAAGTCGCCTAAAAGGAGGAAGCCATGCCCATCGGTGGAGGCGATCACAAGCACGTCGGGGACGGGGCGATTGTTTTCATTCGTCCCGATGCGACGCTCGGGAACACGGACATTTGGGACCTGCGCGACGCCATCGCCGCGTTCGTCGAGATGCACAACGGGGTGAAGGGTGCGCTTGCGGGCGCGGCGGATTTCGCCGCGTTCAAGGCGGCAGTTGCGCTGCTCCCGAATCTCGTCCAGTTCATTGACGAGCGCGGACCTTCGTCTTTCTAGCGATCCGAAGGGAAGTGAGCAGGGATGCCTGTACAGCCGTTGCAACCGCCGCAGTTCTCGGTTGTGCAGCCCTGCCCACCTTCCAGCGCCGCCGTTCATTGTGTCGTCAGCATCCGGCGGAAGATCGCGTGCGAGGTCGGGATCAAGAAGGTCGATCCGTGTTGCACCGACTACTTGGCCCGGCTCTTTCGTGAACTGCGAAGGGAGAATGTGGTCGTTCAAGGAACCGTCCGAGTTGGCGATGCGGGCACGGTCATCGAGATGACCGTGTTCGACGAGAACGGCCCCGTCGATCTTGAATTCGCCAACACGAAGGAGTTCCTGTTCGGGAAGCCCATCAGCGGGACGCTCGTCCGTCCGGCTCAACTCGTCACGGACGGGCACGATGGAAAGCTCAAGTACGTCACGGTCGCGGAGGATTTCGACCAGCCGGGAGAGTGGCGAGTGCAGGCGCGTGTCGAGGTTCCGGGCGTCGGGATTTTCACGAGCGAGACGTGTAAATTCTTCGTGGAGCCCAACGTCGATACGCTCTTGTGTTAGGGCTGGACAAAAGGCAAAAAAGCGTGTAATGTTTGGAAGTCAATCAGCGAAAGAGATAGGATAACGAGCCATGTCGGGGTTGAGTGAAGGCGTCTTCCAGACGGAACACGATTACAAGGAAGGCGCGGACATCGACTTTCCCGTGGGTGCTCGCTATCACCCTTTCTCCGCGAGAACAGTTCTTTGGGAAGCATCCGCCGCAGGTGCGGTCGATCTTTTCATCGAGGTTGTTGACGGGGATCGCGTGTACGAGATCGACAAAGTTGCTGGTTTCGCGGGGACGAAGTATTCGTGGCCCAACCAGAGGTCTCCCGAGAAGATGGACCTCGTACCCGCGCAGCGGCTTCGCTTCCGCACCGTGGGGATCGCGGGCGGCGTGAAGCATTCGGTGGCGATAACTTGGGCGGAACTGGCGGCTCCATGATCGATAAAAACGGAACGACATGGCCGGAGGAGGACGTGCGTAACGCCGTCCTTCTCAAGAAAGTCGATCCGTCCTCGATGGAAGACCTCGTGAAGGTCATGCTCTTCGGAAAAAGTCACGAGGATGCCGAGAAGACCAGCGAAGCCGAGATCAAATCCCGCCAGCTTACCGAGGACCCTTTCGGCGCGTTGGCCGCAGGGGAATTCGTCCCCCCGAAGTACAAGCCCGATATTTGGGCGCAGGCTCCCGCACAGAACACCCGTCTCGCCCGGTGCATCCGCTCTTTCGCTCGGAACACCGTGGGGCTCGGATGGCACATCGAACCGCTTCATCCGGTGACGCCGGACACTCCCGAGGAAGAGAAGCGGGAGATCGCGTGGCAGACGGAGGCGCTCCGCACCATCTTCAATTTCCCGAACGAGAAGATGCCCCTCACCGAAACCGCCTATCTCATGAAGTGGGATGAGGAGGCGACGGGGAACGGGTACTGGGAAGTGGTTCGGAACAACGCTGGAAAAATCACCCGCATCTATCATGCGCCTGCCGTCACCATGCGGAAGCGCGTCATGAAGGGTGAGGGGGACGGGCTGACGGCGATCTACGGGTTCATCCAGATTCGCGGAAACCAGAAGCGTTATTTCAAGGAGTTCGGTGACAAGCGCGTGATGAACGCGAAGACGGGGAAGTGGCACGACGGAGAATCTTCGCTCCCCCCGGAGGATCGGGCAACGGAGATCGTCCCCTTCCTCATTTACGATCCGACCTCCTCCTACTATGGTGCGCCCCGCTACGTCCCGTCCTCGACGGCCATCGCGGGGAATCGTCAGTCGGCTCTCCGCAACGTGACCTTCTTCGAGAACGATGCGGTGCCGCGCATGGCCCTCCTCGTCTCCGGCGGGCGTCTCACGCAGGAGTCCACTCAGCAGATCGAGGACTTCATGCGCGGGAAGGGGAAGGGCGGCGGGGATCAGGTCCACCGGGTCATGATTATCCAAGTGGAGCCCTCGAAGATCGGCTTCCAGCAGCAGAACAAAACGATGGTGGAGTTGAAGCCGCTCACCGTGGGCGTCACCGAGGACGCGAGCTTCCAGACCTACCGCGCAGCCAACGACGAAGAGGTGCGAGAGGTCTTCGGGCTTGCGCCCGTCTTCTTCTCGACGGAGAACGTCAACAAGGCTTCGGCGGCGGTCTCCCGCGAGATCACCAACGAGCAGGAGTTCGAGCCCGACCGTCTCGCCAAGGAATACATCATCAACCAGACCATTGTGTCGGACATCCTCTGCGCCCTGATGGGGAACAACCCCATGACCGAGGACGAGCCCGACGCTATGGTGGAATACCGGAAGAAGATCAGGGTGCAGTTCCGGTTCGCCCGGCTCACCCTCACCGATCCGCTCGATCAGGCGAGAATGGACCAGATTTACGCCTCGCTCGGGGCCATGACGCCGAACGAACTCCGCGAACGGATCGGGAAGCCCCCGTTCCCCAAGGATTTCTTCTTCGCGGACAAGCCGCTCCCGATTGCGATGGCGGAACTTTCAGCGAGCCTCGCCCTCGTCATCGAACTCAAGGACGAACAGAAATTCCCGCCGCCGCCTGCCGCGCAAGGAGCGCCGGGGGCGGAAGGAATGCCCCTGCCGGACGGCATTGAGCCGATGGGCGGCGATGAACCTCCGCAGGGGGCGCAGGTCGAAGCGCCGTCTCCCGGGGAGTCGCCGGAGATGCCGAATCCGCAGGACAATCCGAGGCCCTCGGAACCCAAAACTGCGCGTGCGAATTTTTCCAGAAGAAGCTCGAAAATGTCCCCGGGAGTTTTGTATGCTATCGCGTCGGACCTGATGGCAGACGCTCGGAGATTGGCGACTTCCTTCAACAGTATCCGAGACGGAGGGAGAAACGATGAGTAGCCCCATCGAGGCAAGATTCGAGTTCGATGCCCTCTGCGAGAAGGCGTGGCAGGACGAAAAGGGAAAGATGTTCGTCCGCGCCGTCGCCAGCGATGACGGCCTCGATCTCCAGCGCGACCGGATGAGCACGAAGGCGCTTCAAAAGATGGCCGAGTCCGCCAAGATCGGCCTCCCCTTCTTGGAGACGCACCGCTCGGTCTTCGAGTTCGGGAAGACCACGGGCGGCGAGATCGTCGCCATGAAGGACAAGGACGGGAAGACCGTCAATCGGTTCGTCGTCGAACTCGAACTCGACGGCGACTATCCGCAGGCCCGGAAGCTGTTCAAGGAAGTCGCCTCGGGAAACTGCAAGCGACAGCTTTCCATCGGCGGCAAGCTCAACCTCAAGAACCGCGATGCGGTGTCCGTCGAGATGACGCCGAGCGGCCTCTCCCGCACGATCCACGACCTCGAACTCGATCACATCGCTTCGACCCGCGAGAAGCAGGCGGCGAATCCCCGGACTTCTTTCACGGAGGCGGTCGCCAAGGCCCTCGACGCCGCCGAGAAGGACGGATGGACAGGGATCGAGAAAGAGGGAGTGGTCACGACCAAGAGTGATGACGAGATCGGCAAGGACTTCCTTTCCCTGTTGGGGAAGACCGTCCGCAAGTTTGGAGGAAATCCGATGCTCACGAACACCCAGAAGCTCACGAAGGAAGGGGAAGGAATGCCGCCCGTGCCGCCTGCGGATGCCGCCGCGCCGGAGGAGACCACGCCTCCCGGCGAGGAGACCACGCCTGCGACGCCGGACGGGATGACCCCCCGGAACACCGACACCCCGAAGACGCCGAAGACGCCGCCCGAGGCGTTGGCGATGGCTCCGGGGGCCGAGAAGGGCAGGCTCCCCACGTCCGCGCAACTCGCGCAGGACATCGCCACGCTCCTCTCCAAGAGCAAATCGGCCCCGGGAAATCAGGTGTACAACTCGCTCTGGACCCTCCGCTATGTCGTGGCGAAGGACGCGGGCGAGGCCGGGGCGAAGATCACGGAGAGCGGAGTTTTCGCTCCGCGTGATCTTTCCGGCGCGAAGCCCGGAGTGCAGGACGACAAGACCAAGAAGGGCGATCCGGGCGACGTGGGGAACAGCGCGGTGACGGATCACCGCCGGAACATCCATGTCGGCGGCGAGGAAACCTCGAACGCGCCGACCGCCAAGGACGCCCTCTCCATGACCATGCAGAGCCTCTCGGAGCACTCCAAGTTGCCGCAGGTGGGCGAGGGCGACGGCTTCGGAAAGAGCTTGACGAACGAAGCTCTGGAGAAGACGATGGCGGGCTGGTTGGAGAAGTCCACAGAGGTTCAGAAGTCCCTCCTCATGGCGACGGTCGAGAGACTGACCGAGGACCGCGAGAAGGACATCGTGGAAGTGAAGAAGTCGGTGGATCAGGTCGGCGGGCTGGTGAACGACGCCGCCAAGCGCCTCTCGGAAATGGAAGCCCGGATCGTCCGGGTCGAAAAGTCCGGCGGGGTGAGCCAGAGCGGAGCACGGGGAGTGAAAGACTCCTCGATTCCTGCGCCCGAGCGGAAGGGCGGAACTTGGGGTGGCCTCTTCGGAAAGGCCGCAAGCGAAGCCTTGAGTCGTTACTAGAACTTGATGGCCTGACTCTACTAAAATATTGAGGAGGAAGCTCAGATGAACGCAGTCGCCAAGGGAACCCTGAACGAGGAACTCATCGAGAAGACCATCGCCACGAGCGATCTTCTCACGGGCGGGTTGCTGAACCCGGTTCAGCAGACGCAATTCGTCACGCTCGTCAAGAAGTTCTCGGTTCTGCTTCCGCAGAGCCGATTCATCCGTATGCCCCGTCCGCTCATGGACATCGACAAGCTCTGGATCGGTGAGCCTGTCACCGAGTCCGTGGACGAGGCGACCGACACGGGCAACCTGTCCCGCGCCAAGTTCCAGCGCATCGTCCTGCGGGCGCAGAAGCTCCGCAGCGCGTGGAACATCACGACCGAGGTGTTGCAGGGCAACATCGAGCAGAACGAGTTCGAGCAGACCATCATGAACACGATGGTCGAGCGCATCTCGACCGACATGGAAGACCTCGCCATCAACGGCGACGTGACCACGGTCGGCACCTCGCCCCGCGACCGCCTCCTGCGCCGTCTCAACGGCTGGAACCTCCAGACCGAAGGGGCGCACCTCGTCGATGTCAAGGGCGCGTCGATCCAGAAGGGCATCTTCTCGGAGATGAAGCGCCGGATGCCCAAGCAGTACAAGAACGACCCGGGCCTTCGCTGGATCGTGGGCGACGCCGTGGCGACGGACTGGGCGGATGTCGTGTCCGACCGGGGTACGATCCTCGGTGACGCGGCCCTGCAAGGCGCGGAGATGTCCCCCCTCGGGACGCCGCTCGTCCGCATCCCCCTCATCCCCGACGACGCCCCCATCACCATCACGCAGGCGACGAGCGCGGAGTTCCTCGGCTCCGAGTTCCAGCCCTACATCATCACGTCCTCCAACGACACCATCAAGCTCCGGGTGGACGGCCTTCCGGCGCTCGGCGTGACCATCGTGCTGTCGCACGGCACGCTCAACGCGGTCGAGGTCGCCCGGCAGATCAACGCCGCGCTCAAGGCGGCGATCCCGACCCTGCTCGTGGACGTGGCGCGGGATGACCGCGAAGGGCGGCTCCTGCTCGTCAGCCCGACCATCGGCGCGGCTTCGAGCCTCCGGCTCATGCCCGTCGCGGCGGCGTCTCAGGCGTACACGACGCTCGGCCTGTTGGGTCCGAACTCGATCCCGGTGGACCCGTTCCCGGCGGCGGACGTGTTGAAGACGGGCGCGGCCTCCGGCACCCCGAACACGGTGTTCGAGGGGTCGTTCATGTGGCTCGTGAACCCGAAGAACTTCATCTGGGGCATCCTCGACGGAACCCGCATCTTCACGGAGTTCAACAAGAACACGGACCAGATCGAGACCATCGTCTACAATCAGGTAGACGCGCAGGTGGAGAACGTGGACGCCATCGTGAAGTGCAAGAACATCCGTCGCCGCACGCTCATCCTGTAGTTCGAGCCTTCCCCCGAAAGGGGGAGCGGGAGGGTAAGTGGCGACAAGGTTCTTCACTTACCGCTTTGGCGGGACGAGGCAGTTTCTCGGCCCGGCAAGCGGTCTGTCGTACCACTTCACGAAGGGTGGCGTCACGCCCGTCGCAGACGAGCGCGACGCGGGGATTTTCCTTCTCATGGGAACTCCCGAGTCGGGAGTCTACCTCTTTCGGGAGGTAGACTCCCTCGGGAACCCAATCGGCACCTTCCCTCCCATCGACATGAGTCAGCGCCAGTCGATGATCGACCCCAAGACCTTTGCCTCCGATGGTCTGGATGTTACAGTACAGGAGTGGAGAACGATCACCGAGGACTTGGCGGACCCTTGGCTGTACTACCACTACTCTCGAAGGAAACTGATCCCATAAGGTAGACGATGCCGACAGGATTCGCAGACGGACTCCAGACCAACTTCCGCTATGTGACCGTGAAGCAGGTCCGAGCGGCGGGAATCCCTGAATCGGGCGAGTTCGGAATCGACGACGCCCGGCTCAACAGGCTCATCGTCGAGATGTGCCATTGGATCAACCGCCTCACCGACCAATGGTTCCTTCCGGTCAGGCTCCGCGAACGGGTTGACGGTTCCCGGGGAAGCGTCGCCCGGATGCCCAATCTCGTCCCGATCCTTGAACTCTTCTCGCTCGATCTGGAGAAGGAGGGGCTTTTCGCTTTTCAACTCCCCAGCGTCGCCTACCAGATCAAGCAACGGTATGTCATGATGCTCTCGCGGGGGGCTCGCCTGCCGGAACTTCCGCACTTCGTCGTCCTCAACGGGGTGTTTGGCTGGCTCGTGGACACGACCCGGATCGTCAAGACCCGGACGACTGCCCCCATCGTTGCCGGGGCTACGTCTATCCCCGCCACGAGCACGGCGCACATTCGACCCGGGGACACCATTCTCGTCGGGAGAGACCCGGAGCCCCGAGTCAGCATCATCCAAGACGACTCGGTGCTCCGGCTCAAGTCCGGCGGGATCATCGTGGATGGGGTTCCCACGGCCACGACGATCCCGGTTGAGCCCGTAGAGTTCGACATCCCCGAGGTCGGCGTACCTATCGTCCGGTACGGGCGCGTCCCCGACATGATTCAGCGAGCCGCCCTCCTCATGATCCGCGACCGGGTGCAGAAGATCGGGGACATCGACACCGCCGAGAGCCCCTTCGGGATCGGAACCCGGCTCAACAGCGAATCGGTCGAAGGGTACTCGTACAGCTTGGGAGCCCTGCCCGCGATGAATGGGCACGCGGGAGGGTCGTGGACGACGGGCAACGTGGAGGTTGACGACATCCTCCAGCAGTTCTGCACCCCGGCCATGTATATCGGGAACGTCTGATGCCGCTCAAAGCCTCGATCCGTCCTGTTCGCATCAACCGGATCAAGGTGAAAATTCGGACGCTCTCCCTCAACAACACCGTGCTCGACATGGACTTTCGGGAGACCAAGGAGAATCGGGTCTACTCCCAATCCGTCGAAGTGATCGGGCAGATTGTCGGACTGGAGCCCACCTTCAGGCTCGAACGGTCGAACACGGGGGATGCGCTCCCGTCGCTTGTTCACTTCGTTTTCCGGTTCAGCGATCTCGATAAAATCACCCCGGGATTCCTCCCCAAGAAAGGCGACCGGATCGTAGAGATCAATGGAGTCCCGAGCGATTTCAATATCATCAAGGCGTCGAAGGCGTCCCCGTTCGGGGGGAATCGACAGAAGGCATTCGCCAAGCCGATCCTTCTCCATGTGGACGCGGAGCAACAGAGAAAGCAACTCGGGTCGATCTGATGGCAAAACTTTCCGCAAATATGACTGTGGCCGCAGAATTCCGGCGGATGGTGACGCGCCTCAGCGGAGCCAGCCGGGTGTTCCGTGGCAAGAAGGTCGAGCAGTCCCAACAGAAGCTCGCCAACGCTGCGAAGAGTTTCATCGTCGATGGGATCGACCGTCAGCGGCCCGGGTGGAAGAAACTCAGCGAGATCACCAAGACCGTCAAAGGGAACTCGACGATTCTCCAAGAGACCGGGAATTTCCGCCGGGCCATGAAAGCATGGAAGGAAGGCTCGGATTGGTTTGCCGGACTCTACCCGGGGGTTAAGGGGAAGAGGGGGCAAGACCTCGAAATGGTCGGGGCGGTCCATGAGGACGGGGCGATTGTCCCCGTGACTGCCGGGATCAGGAGATGGTTCGCCGCGATGGGCTTCCCTCTTCGCGCCGACACCAAGTTCATCACCGTTCCGTCCCGCAAGTGGTTTGAGCCTGCCGTTGCGGAGCTTGAGGCATTTGCTCCCGAGGTGCTCGATCCTCTCCTCGATGAGATCATGAAGGGGATCGCCTGATGCCGACGCGGGTGGACGCTTTGGGAACCGATGAGTTCCTCGAATTCGAGGAGCCTATTGCTCCGGCGACGGTTCACCGGGCGGTCCTTCTTTCGCCTTACGGTCTCACCCTTCGTCGGGTCAATCAGGAGGAGACCGAGTTCGATCCTGCCGGACGCTACAAGGAAACCACCGTTATCCTCGAAAACTGGAGAGCCGAGGGCCTTACGCACCTCTTCGGATTCGAGCCGACGTTTGTTATTGATCCAGAGCTTGCCGATCAGGAAGAGTCTGACAAGGCGACCGTCCTCTTCCAGCTTTCCAATGACGGCGGGACGACGTGGTATATCTGGCAGGACGGCCCGGACAAATGGGTTCCTGCGGTGGGTCTTCTCGAAGACGAATTCAACAGCGTCGAGATGGTGGACAGGCGCATTCCCCTCTTCCCGCTTTGCGCCCCGAATCAAGTCCGCCTCAAGGCCAAGTTCATTCCCGGGCGCGGCGGGCTCCAGCGGGCCGTCCTTTGCAATACGATCATCTACTACGACTGCGAAAAGGACTTGATGGAGGACGTGTCCCGGTCCCTCAAGAGGTATCTCGACAGCGAATTCTGTATGCCGATGTTCTACAACGCGGAACTCGGCATTCCCTCTCAGACGGTGTGCATCGAGAGAGATGCGGGGCTCGATGTCCAGATCAAGGAGCCGATCAAGGTCTTCAACACCAAGAGCGACCCCTGCAAGCAGATCAACCTCTTCTCCGGCATCGAGCCCGATGGCCGAACGATCCGAATGCTCGAACAGCAGACGGGGCACGTCGAGGTGAGGTTCACCGGGAAGCCGGAGGTCTTCATCGGAGCGGAGGACTTCTTCGAGATCAGCAAGATTCCCTCTCTCGTGGTGTTCGTGGACCGCATGAACGCATACACGGACATCCGCGTATGGGCTCCCGAGTTCCAACGGTCGATCTCCCGTAGCGTCGGGAAGATCGAACTGGCTCGAATCTTCTATTTCATCTTCATCACCATCAGGGCGCAGTCCTCCCTCCGGCGGGAGGCGCTCATGATGATCGACAAGGTTTCCGAACTCATCGACTACGGATCGACGTTCGATTCCGTAGCCTGCGGGGACCACTATTGCGTCATGGAACAACAGCAACACGTCACGGAGCACCGGGTTGAACAGGGCCTTTACGTCACCGCGCTCTCCGCGAAGCTCATGGGGCACATCTACTTGAGGCCGGGAGACGACGAGGCCAACGTCCTCATCGAGCAGGGTGTCACCCCTCTCGTCAGGGAGGTCAATCTTCGGGTGGGTGCGGAATTTTCATGCAACTTGAATCTTCCCAAACACCTCAGAAGAAGGTATCGTGAGCGGACTACCCTGAGACCTTAGTAAGTAGAAGGAGACGCCGATGGCGGAAGTCAAGAAGCGTCGCGTGGCCGTTCCGGGCCATATGATGCAGTCGATCAATCTCGACACCGCAGACAAGCTGGGCCGGAGGGAGAGCCTCGTTCTCGCCCCTCGTGCCCCCGTCGAGATCACGGAGGCGCAGTACCGGAGCCGGGAGTTCCAGAAGCTCCTTGCCCGAGGATACGTCGTGGACCTCACGGCGGCAGACGAGCGGCGGAAAGAGATCGAGGCACGGCAGGCGGGGGCGAAAGCCTCCGTGATCCCCGCCCCCTAGTCAGGTAGTGCTCGGGCGAGTGATGCCCCGAGGTTGAAGTTCCGGCACGGTGAGGTATGATATGGAGGAAAAGCGAATCCCTCCTAATGAGATGAGCAAGGGGAGTTAAAAAATGGCCCTCGCTGGAATCGAAACTCTACACCCCGACGTTTTCATCATCGAGGAGCGCGGCATTCCGCGCATCATCGGCGTCGGAGTCAACACGGGAGGCTTCGTCGGTGCGGCCCAAAAAGGCCCCATCGACCGCGCCGACCTCGTGACGAACACCACGCAGTTCGCGGAGAAGTACGGTACTTTCTTCCAAGGCTCCTACCTCGAACCGTCCGTTCGTGCCTTCTTCCAGCAGGGCGGGACGAGGTGCTTCATCTCCCGAGTGATCGGGCTCGGTGCGACCGAGGCGGATTCGGCCCTTGCCAACCACGAAGGGACGCCCGCCATCGACGTGAACGCCATCTCGCCGGGGGCGTGGGGTAACGACCTCACGCTCACGACCGAGCGTTGGCGGACCACCATCGCCCCGCCCCCGCCCTCCTCGGGCATTCCTGCCGTGGGCAACGGGTCCATCGACATCCCGGTCTTCTCCCTCCGCAACGTGAAGATCGGGGACCTCATCCGCATCGTCGATTCGGTCTCACTCAACGAGATCACGGCGTTCATCTACGCAATCAGCGTCGGCCTGCGGACCCTTCGCGTCCGGGCCATCGGGGGCCTGCCTTCCGGGTTCACCTTCCCGGTCGGAAGCCTCGTCCATTCCGCGACGGATCACCGCCTCAATACGCTTCTCGACGAAGACCTCGTGAACGGGGCGATCAGCGTTCTTCTCAAGAGCACGTCCAACCTCGGGATCGGCGCAAGGGTCTACTTCGACAACGGCCTCAATTTCGCCACGGTGCTCGTTGAGGGCATCGACGGGCGGCGCATCAAGTTCTCCCCCGTCTCGATCACGGCAGCGGCGACGCTCCCCGAGGACACGACCATCGCCGTGTCGCAGGAGTTCAACCTCAAAGTTTTCGAGAGGGGCAAGTTCAGGGAGGGCTTCGACGGTCTCTCGATGGAGTTCACCAACACCCGGGACTACCTCGTGACCCGGCTGTCCGGTGAATCCAACGAATCCAAGGTCATCGAGGTCGTGGACCTTCTCGCGCCCGTGCTGGACACTCTTCTCGCCATCCCCCTGCCCGTCTCGGGGCAGGTCTTCAACGGAGGGACCGAGGGCGCTCCCATCACGGATGCCGACTTCATCGGCTCCGAGGAGGAGCCCAAGAGCGGAATGTTCCTTCTCGACGAGCAGCCCGAACTCAACTTCTTCTCGATCCCCGGAGTCACGTCGGTCGTGGTGGAGAAGGAGGCGGCGGACTTCGCGGATCGCAAGGGGAACATCATCGCGGTGCTCGATGCTCCGTTGGCGGACGACGAACCTCTCGAAGTGCTCAACTTCCGCAACATCGAACTCAACGTGGACACGTCGTTCGCGGCCCTCTACTACCCGTGGGTCATCGTCCGCGACCCCTTGCAGGGGGATCAGCGGGTCGCCATGCCCCCGTCCGGTCACGTTCAGGGCAAGTACGCCGAGACGGGGATCACCCGGGGCGTCCACTTCGCCCCGGCCAACGTCCCCCTCCGTGGTGTGCTCGATCTGACGCACAACACGTCGGACGGGGAGCACGACCTCCTCAACCCGGCGGGCGTCAACGTCATCCGTTCCTTCCTCGGGGAAGGCATCCGCATCTTCGGGGCGCGGACCCTCTCCTCCTTCAAGGACGGGCGGCACTACGTCAACGTCCGGCGACTCCTCAACTTCGTGAAGGAGTCGCTCCGGCGCGGGCTCCGGTTCGCCATCTTCGAGTTGAACGAGCCTCGGACGTGGACGACGATCACGCTGTCGGTCGAGGAGTTCCTCCGTTCGATGTTCCTCCGGGGGCAGTTGTTCTCCCCGGACGGCGATCCTCGCCGGGCGTTCTTCGTCAAGTGCGACGCGGAAACGAACCCGACCAGCGAGATCAGGGAAGGTCGTCTCAACGTCGAAGTCGGAGTCAATCCGCCCTTCCCCGCCGAGTTCATCGTTGTCAGGCTCGGCGTCTTCGACGGCGGCTCCACCATCGAAGAGGAACTGGCGAGAAGGTAGCGGCGAGAAGCGATGCCTGAGACTTATCCTGTCACCAGTTTCCGGTTCGAGGTTATCGCCCGGGATTTCGAGGCATCTTTCTCGAAGGTCAGCGGTCTCAGGGAAGAGATCGAAGTTGTCGAAATGCGGGACGGGACGGACCCGTTCCAAGTCAGGAAAATCCCGGGTATGCGAGGGGGCGGCGAGGTTACGTTCTCCAAGGGAATCACTTCTACGTCGGACAAACTTTATAAGTGGTTCCGTCATACGAAGAAACTCAGCACGGAATTCCGGCGGGATATGATCGTGGATATTCGGGGGTGCGAAGGGTCGAGGGTTTTCGATCCCGAGAAGCACGCTACCTCCCAACGTCCGTCCTACGAGAACAACCCCGTCGCTAAGACCATCTTGCTTCAGGCTACATGGCCCCGCGCTTTCGAGGTCGGTGATCTCGACGCCCAAGCGTCCGAGGTCGCCCTGCACACGCTCGGGGTGGTGTTCGAGGACATGATTTTGGTATGATGGCGCTTTAGGGAAGGAGTGAACCATGCCCGAAGCACGGGTACTTGATCCCGCCGTTGCGTTCCGTTTCGAGGTGAACGCTCGGGATGCCAACATGGGTTTCTCGAAGGTCAGCGGTCTCCGCGAGGAGAGCGAGGTCATCGAGTACCGTGAGGGGACGGATGCGATCCAGCACCGGAAACTTCCGGGTCTGCGGACGTTCCCCAACCTCGTCCTCGAACGGGGCGTCGGCCCGGGATTCGTCCTTGTCCAATGGAGGGACGACGTGATCCGGTGCCAGAACTTCCGAACCCAAGTGCAGGTGGTCGTCAAGAATTGCGACGGGACGCCCTCCCGCACTTACACCTTCGAGAAGGCGTGGCCCGTGGCGCTGGAGTTCTCGGACCTCGACGCGGGCGCGTCCGAAGTCCAGATCGAAACGGTCGAACTGGCCCACGAGGGACGTGTCGGCATCTCCATCGCCACTCCCGGCAACCAATAACGAGTCCGGTGTACGGGCTCTAGGGTGATTTAATGGGCGGTGCCCAAGGAGACAGACCATGCCGGAAGAAACTGTCGGCGCTTCCGAGGTGAAGGAAGCGCCGGGGAAGATCGTACAACTTCCCTGCGGGATCATCGGGAAAGACGGGAAGATTCAGCGAGAGGCTGAGATCACCCCCATGCTCGGGCTGACCCGAAAGGCCATCGCCCGAGACGACATCCGAAACAACCCCGCCAAGGTCACGGATGTCATCTTGATCCAATGTCTCAGACGGGTCGGGGATGTTCGGCCCATCACCAATGCCCTTATCGGCGGGATGCTGGTGGCCGACCGCGACTTCCTCCTCATCGAGATTCGCCGTATTTCGATGAGCGACACCATCAACGTCTCCACCCAATGCGGGAAGTGCAACGAGAAAATCGCAATCAAGTTCGGGCTCGACGAAATCCCCATTCGCACGCTCAAGGACGGGGCCTTCGAGATCAAGGACGGTCGCCGCTGCTTCCGAATCCAGAACGACAACCCCAAGCTGGATGCGGTCTTCCGGTTCCCCGAGGGGAAGGACCAGAGTCTCATCATCCCCTATCTCGAAAAGAATCCCGTCGAGGGGAACTACCGAATCTACGCGGCGTGCCTCCTGTCGTGGGACGACAAGCCGGGGCCTTTCTCCCCCAACTTCTTCGACGGCGTTCCGGTGAACGTCCTCGATTTGATCGACGAGCATTTCAACGAGAACCAACCCGGTCCCGAGTTCACGCAGACCGTACCTTGCCCGGTTTGCACCGCAGACATCGACATGACGTTGCAGGGTAGCGATTTTTTGTTCCGACTCCCGAATCGTGGCAAGATGTCCTAAATCAGACGTGGTACATCGCTATGACCACGCAAGGGGGGATCGGCTACCACACGCTCATGGGGATGGACGACAAGGAACGGATGTGGTGGTATCAGAAGTGCGTGGACTATAATGAGGAGATGGAAGAGAAGACGAGGACTCGATAGTGGCGAACGCTGGACAGAGACGATTCCTGATTCAGTTCATCGTGGACGCGGACGATGCGGTCCAGAACAGCACCCGTCTCTCCAAAGCTCTCAACGGCGTCGGCGCGAAGATGAACGTGGCGGCGGCGAACCTCAAGGGGGCCGTCCCTGCCGTCAACCAAGTCTCCAAGGGGCTTGGCAAGGGCACCACTAAGCTCAAGGCGACGACGAAGGCTACCGGAGGACTTGCCGAGCAACTCACCACGACGAATAAGAGGGCGATGACCTCGACGCGGAGGTTCCTCGAACTCATTCGTCTTTCCACCGGACTCGGCTTTGCCTTCCGAGGTCTTGCACGCGGGAACCCGGTTGCCGCCCTCTTGGGCCTCAGCGCGGCGATGGTTCGCGTCGAGCGCCTCTTCTTCCGAGGGAAAAAGAAAGCGGATGAACTAACTGGGGCGCAGGCGAAACTCGGGAAGGGTGCGAAGAAGCACGGGCTGATTTACAACCACACCCTCAAGCCCCTCAAGAAATGGGCCAAGGGGCTCGGGATGGTGAAGTCGCTCAACACCAAGATACTCGCCCCCATGAAGGCATTCAGGCTCGGGATGTCGAAACAGGGGAGCGCGGTCATGGCCTTCCGGGGAATGCTCGGAGGACGCCTTCACGGGAAGGGTGTCATCAGCGGCGCTTTGCAGAAGAACATCGGTATGCTCAAGAAGTTCAATGCCGCAGGAGCGCGTGTCGGGAAGGGGTTCCGGGCTATGGGAGCCCCCGCGAGTAAAGTTCTCGGAGTTTTCGGGAGACTCCTGTTCCCCCTCAGCGGACTCTTCATCAAGGTCGCGCTCATCGCAGCCGTACTCCTGCCGCTTATTGCGATCTTCTCCGGGCTCATGTCGGCCCTGAAGCCCGTCATCGCAATCTTCAAGCTGATTGCCAGCGTCCTCAGCGTATTCGGGAAGGTGGTTTTCCTTCCGCTCACTTTGATGTTCACCGAGTTGCTCATGGTCGTGGCCGAACTGCTTCAACCGATCATGGAGCTTACCGAATCGCTGATGCCTGTTGCGATGATCTTCGGGAAGCTGCTCGTCGAACCGATCAAGCTCCTCGGAAAGCTCCTCATCCCGTTCGCCAAGGAACTCTTCAATGCGATGGGGGGGATGGACGGGCTTGCGTCGGTCCTCGTGGACGTGGCGGGATTCATGAGGGAATTGTCCGGGGTGATGAGCGAGACCGTCATCATCGTCTTCGACACCCTCCGCGACATGATGCCCGAGATCGTCATGTTCATGAAAGCCTCGCTCAAGATCATCGGACTCGTCATCAAAGGATTCGCCTACCTCTTCCTTCTCAGCATCAAGCTGTTCGGTTATTGGGTCAAGTACATCGGGGGGCCTGTCTATAAGGTCATGTACTGGACGCTCGGGAAAGCTCTTGAATTCGTTCTCGACCTTTTCGCAGACATCCAAAGTGGAATCGAAAGCATCGTGTATTGGAGCATCATCGTGGGGAAGGCACTCTGGAAAGGAATTGTTTGGCCTTTCGAGAAGATCGCGGAAGTGGCGAAGAGTGTCTGGAACTGGCTTTTCGGGTCCAGTCTCTTTCACATCGCGGAAGGAATCTCCCAAATCCTGTCCCCCATGAGCCTCCTCACCTCGGCTTTCGGCGGCATTCAAAAAATTATTGAGCTTGTGAGCATTGGCTTCGATGCCTTGAAGTCCGTGGGCGTGGCCGCGTGGGAGGGCATTAAGTCCGTATGGTCGGGGGCCAAGGGAGTTTTCTCGAAGGCTTGGGGCTGGATTACCGGAGCGAAGGAGAAAGCTGCCGCCCCTAAGACCCTCACCGTCACGCAACAAGCCATGCGGGACAATCTCAGGGGCCTCGACGAGACGAGGAAGGCGGGCGAGGAGTATCGAAAGAAGATTGCTGGGAAGATTGCCGCAGGGCTTCCGCTGACGGACATGGAGAGAATGGCGGCGAGCAACGCCAAGATGCTCCCTATTCTCAGCCACCAGAATTCGGAACTTGCCAAGGCGCAGGCGGGAACAGCCGCAGGACTCCCGCTCACCGTCACGCAAAAAGCTATGCGGGACAATCTCCGGGGGCTCGGAGAACTGCGTGCGGCGGGGGCGGAATATCGGAAGTCCGTTGCCGCCAAGCAATCCGCCGGAATCCATCTCACCCCGATGGAGAAAATGGCGGCACACAACGCGACCATCGCTGATCCGACGTTGGCTTCGCGCTCTCTTCAGGCGCGACACGCGCCTGCCCCAAGTCCCGAACCGGGAGCCCGCCCCGTTCCGCACACGAGCGCCGCCGCCGCGAGCGCCGCCGTGCCCATCAAGATCACCGTGCCCGTTACGGTGCAACTCGATGGGTTTGTGCTGGCGAGAGCCGTCGCGGAGTACCTGACCGAGATCGGCAGGGATAGATTCCAGAACGAACCTCAGACCCCGATGAGAGGGGTGATTTAGATGCCGTTTTGGGCCATCGGCCCCATTCGGGGGCAGTACCAACCCGAAGACCTGACTGAGACCCAGACAGCCGATTTCGAGAGCCAGCACGTCATCGGCGGGACGTTCATCCTCACCTTCAAGGAGTGGACTCCCCGAGAGGTGTCGCTCTCGTTTGTGGTTGATGGTGCGGCGAATTTGCTCGTCGATCCCGAGGACGTGTGGCAGAAGATTCTCGACATCATGCGCCCCCGGAACGGACTCTTCCCGATCCCGATTCTCGTCAATCTCCCCGGGTGGGGTGGGGCGGGGCGGAACGTCCCGAGGAAGGCGCTCATCACCAATGCCTCCATCAACAGGACCCATGTTCAGGGACAAACGGCCAACGATCTCACGCGATTCCGCGCCGCGCCCGAACCGCAGGGGGGCTCAAGACTCACTCAGGAGCAGGTTGCTGCCGTCGCCAGAGCTTCCGGGCTCTCGCCGGAGGCGCGACGGGAAATAGAGGCGGGCGGAATAGCCGGGGGCGTCGTTACTCCCGTGCTCGGCGGCGAGTCCCAACCCATCCGGGCTATTCGTGCGACTATCACGGTGCAGTTGAAGGAAGCCACCATTTTCATCCCCGGATAGGAGAGAAGTTGTGCCTGTTTTCAAAGGCTCTCGTTACGAAGGTGTCAAGTTTACGGGCATCTTGGGAAAAGACGGGAAGGTTCGGAAGTACCTCCATCCCCGGGAACCTCTCAAGCTCTCGGACGTTCGGGAGCCCGTCATCATCCACCAGTTCCAGAAGGGGGAGGTCATCGACGAACTGGCTTCCCGTGCGGCGGGGAAGCCCCGTCTCTGGTGGGTGATCGCGGACGTGAGCGATGTTCTCTTTCCGCTCCAGATCGAACCCGGGACGGAACTCGTGATTCCCAAGCAAGACCTCTTGGAGAGGCCGGAGATCGGATAGATGGGAAGAGGAACACCATGCTTCCCCATTGGGGGGTCGGGACTTGGGAGTATCATTGTCCCGATCATTCCGGGGGTCGGCTTCGTCAATAGCCCGCCCATCGCAGGGAGCGAGATTCTCGGGAATTTCTCCCCGCCGTCTCCGGTGTCCCCCAGCGAAATAAATCCTCCGAGGGTGAACCCCAACTTCAATGTGATGGGGCTTACCCCGGAGAACAACATCGTGAGGGAAATCTACGTCGAGGAGACGGTGGGGTTCGAGCTTCCTCTCGCCCGGATTATCCTCAACAACGTGGACAAGACCTTGAAGTCCACCATCATCGCCAAGGAGCAAACCAGCTTCAAGGTCATGCTCGGGTGGAGGAACCCCGGAATCCAGAATCACGGAACCTTCATCGTTCAACGTCCCAAGTTCAAGTACATGGATGGGCAAGGGTCGCTCACCGTCGAGATCATCGCTTACGGAGAGGCGGTCAAACTCGGTGCAACCGAACGTCGAGAGACCTACAAGAAGCAGAAGGACAGCGACATCGCCCGGAAGATCGCCTCTCGGAATGGTTTCGGGGCGGACGTGGAGACCACGGAGCCCGCCCATGAGCAGGTGATCCAAGCGAACGAGAGCGACTACAAGTTCCTTGCCCGGAGAGCCAAGCTCTACGGGTTCTTCCTCTATGTGGAGGACGGCATCCTTCACTTCCACCGCCCCCGTCCTCGGGAGAGCGGGATCAAGCTCACGGCTCTTGAGCCGGGGCAGGGGAACCTCACGAATTTCGCGGTCCATTCTCGGACCTTCATGCGCGGTCTTAGTCTCCGGCTTTCCCAAGTCGATCCGGTCACGAAGGAGGAGTTCGAGGAGCGTTCGAGCGAGGAGCCCGATCCTGTTCAGGGCTTCTTCGAGCACAAAAACTGGAGGGACCTCGTGACCATCCCCGGGGTTGGACAGCCGGAGAAGTTCATTACGAACGAAGGTCACGAGCAGAATCGCCCCCTCCTCAAACGGCAGATCGACCGGATGGCCCAATCGACCCGGTACGTCATCTCCGGGCGCGGAACTTCCATCGGGCTCGAAACCCTCCGGGCCAACGACTTCATCCGAATCGAGGGGATCGGGCGGTCGAGCGGGAGATATTTTGTCGTCAAAGCGATCCACCAGCTTTCCGGCAAGGATGGACACAGCGTACAATTCGAGGTGGTTCGGTCGGGGGCAGGGGAGAACTCCGGGCTTGATCCCCGGACACAGGAATTGACGGCAACGAGTCCCGAGAGCGCAGGGACAGTCGCCCTGTAGGAGCCTCTATGTGTTGCGGAAAACGAGTCAGAACCAGCGATGAGCCCAAGCTGCCCTCTCGGGGGATCAATGCGCCCATTTTCGGTCGTGCCTCGGTCATTCCGGCTCCCCCCACTCCAAGGTCTATCAAGCCGCCCACGGTTCCGGTGAAGCCCTCCACGGTCTTCTCCATCAAGGAGATCGACGAGGTTTGCCCCAAGTGTGCCTGCAAGCTGGCGGTGCAACTGAGGTTCAGCGACCGCTTGCGGAGGTACTACGAGACCAAGTGGTGTCCCAAGTGCAAGGAGGGTCGTTGACGTGCTGGAGATCGTCGTACTCAAGCTGGCCGTCGCCACTATCGTCGTCGAGGCGGTGACGGAGGTCTTCGTCGATAGCGCCCTCTTCGAGAGCTTCCGCAAATGGATCGGAGGCGAGAGGGAAGAAGGTCTCGCCCGCAAGTACGGGCTCAAGGGAGTGCTCGTGTGGTGCGGCTACTGTGTGTCCGTTTCCATCGGGATCGGCACGGCCTATCTCCTCTGGATCGACGGGATTCACCATCTCGATCCCCGGCTTGCGCGGCTCGCGCCATTTGAGCCTGCCCTGTGGGGGCTCGTCGTCCATCGGCTCTCGAACCTGTGGCATGAGACGGTCCTTCGCTACCTCAAGCAGATTCCGTTCTCCCTTTTCCTGCGGGTGTGGAAGCAGGAGGACAAGGACAAGTGAACCCGACTCAGGGGAGCGATCACCAAGAGCGCCGCTACTGGGGAAAGTATCGGGGCGTCGTGACGGACAATCAGGACCCCGAGCGCCTCGGTCGCGTGAAGTGCCGCGTGCCGGAGTTGCTCGGGCAGGCCATTGTCACGGATTGGGCGTTTCCGACTGATCTTTCTTATGGGGGAGGTCAGGACTACGGGAAATTCGTCGTGCCTCCGGTCGGTTCCGGCGTCTACGTCGAGTTCGAGTCGGGGGAGGTAAATCGTCCGCTTTATGGGGGCGTGTGGTACGGCCATCCGAAGGGGAAGCCCGCCGATCCTCCGAAACTCACTCGGCAGGACGGTCAGACCAAGTTCAGCGACGACGACAGCACCAAGTCCCCGAAGGGGGACGACACGCTCACGGCGGCGGACTGCTCGGTACACAACCAGCCCAAGTCGCCTGCCGCCCCGGTCTATCCCCACAACCAAGTGCTTCGCACCAAGGAGAACGGGATCATCGTGGAGATCGACGACACGCCCGGAAAGAGCCGGGTCCATGTCTTTCACGGACCCTCGAAGTCGTGGCTCGAACTCGACCACGCGGGGGAGCTTTCCATCCGAATTGCGGACAAAGCCTACACGCTCATCGAGAAGGACAGTCGCGTTCACGTCAAGGGGGACCGCCACGTCTCCGTGGACGGGAATCTGACCCATTTCGCCAAGGGGGATCGCTGGATGCGGGTCAACGGGAAGGAGACCAAGATCGTCAACGGGGAACATGATGCGTTCGCCATCGGCCCGGAGACGAAGGTGAGTCAGGGCGGATTCAAGCATTTCGTTCTCGGGGATCGCGTGGATGTGATTATCGGGAACTACACCCAGTACGTCATCGGAAGGTACGAGACCAACGTGTACGGGTTCTATTCTCGTATGGCGATGTCCGCCATCGAAGATGCGGCTCCGGGGATTCTCCATCGCGGAGGGGCACCGACCGGAACGCCGCCGGGATTTCCCGCCCCTCCTCCTGTGTGTGGGTAGGCTATGGCCTGTACTCTCCAGACCGACTCCGACCAATGGCTCGCCCTCTTCGGGGCCGATGAAGCTCTCCGTCAATGTGTCGCTGAAGTATTCGGCGTCATCGACGTGCAGATCACGGACAACACCCTCACGGAGATCAGTCTTTTCATCGGACTCCTCCAATCGGAACTCGCCCGGCTTCTCGTGGTCATCGACATCACCTTGGCGCACGATGCGTGCATTCAAGTCATCATCAACGCGCTCGCCGCACTCGGAGCCCCCACCTCGGAAACGAATGCGCTGTTGGCGGATATGCAGGCGAGGGCGCTCGCGGTACAGGAACAGCTTATTGAACTCCAGACGGCGGCGACTCTTATGCCGCTCCAGATTCTCCAGCAGGAGCTTCTCAAGCTCGAACTCGAATGCCAGAAGGCAAACTCGGAGTTCTTCAATAACGTCACCTGATAGGATGCCGAGAGACCTATGAGTGTTCCTGTTGTGGGTCCGGGCGACATCGAGCACGCCCATTGTGGTTCGCCTACGTCCCATTTTGTAGCTCCGGGTATTCCCGCCCGGATCATCACTTGCGATCCTGTCGCATCGGGAGGGGGCACGGGGCTCCCCGGCCCCGGGTGCGGGCTGTCTCGGATCGGAGATTTGGTGGAGCCCCATCCTCACGGAGATGACTTCCATCCCGCCAATCAGATTCAAGGGCCGGGTTCGTTCCTTACGTTTCTCTCCGGGCAACGGGCGTCAATCGTGGGCGATGTGTGTCAATGCGGGGCGGTGGTACTGCCCGATGACGGCCAGTTCTGCGGAGCCTTCAAAGTGTTCACGGGGGTTTAGCATGGCGGGAATCCGAGATTTCCTCAAGGTGCTTCCCGATACGAGATTGGATTTCGTCGTGAATGTCATCACCGATCTCCAAGACAGCACTTCCGGGGCGAGGATCGAAAAGCTCCGTCAGTTTCTTTCGGCACTCACCTTCGAGATCGACGGGATCAACCGGAAGCGGGATGCTCTCGGTCAGAAGGTCGCCAACATCGACACGCTCCTTCCGATCCTCGACGAGAACCTCAAGTCGAGTCCCGATCTTGAGATGGAGCTTCTCAGGAACACCCTTCTCGGGTGGCGAGCCTCCCTCAAGGGGGAGATTGCCGAACTTCGACCCAACGGGAAGCTCGAAAAGAAGTATGATACGGAGAGGAAGAGGGACCTCCTGATCCAGCTTCAAAGCGTTGCATCTCAACTCAATGAGCAGATGCAACGGGCTCGGGGTGCAATCGGATTGCACCCTGACGAAATCTCGGAAGGGAAGTAGATGGCGGTAAAACCGGACATCGTTGGTCGTGGGTGGTCTTTCCCCTTCCGATTCACGGGAATCGGAAGGGTGAACAAGATCGTCGGTGTCGAGAAGGCATTCGGTATCGAGAAGATCAACATGGCGATCCGCCAGATTCTCGGGACCAAGCTCGGAAGCAGGGTCATCGACCGTGATTTCGGGAGTGATCTTCGGGGGATCATCTTCGAGCCCATCGACCAGCTTTCGGCCACACGGCTCCAGCTTGCGGTCTCGGAGGCGATCCAAACGTGGGAGAAGAGGGTGGAGCTTCTCAACGTCGAGGTCAGTTTGCTCCGATCTCGGGAGGGCGTTCTCGAAACTCGCGTGGAGTATCAGGTCATCACCACGCAACAGATCGGGAATCTCGTGTACCCCTTCTACCTCACCCCGGAGATGAGGGTGCAGGGGCAGATCACGATTGGTTAGGTGAACGATGGCAAACGGAACGACTACCAGTTCTTTTACGAAACTCTCTCAGCGCATCCCGCCCATCGACTATACCTCGCGGGATTTCGAGTCGATCTCGCAGGACATGGTGCGGACCATTCCGTTCTTCGCGCCGGAGTGGACCGACCACAACCTGTCGGACTTCGGCATCGTCCTCCAGCGGCTTCTCGCCTTCGTGTCGGACGTTCTCCACTTCTACATCGACCGTGGCGTGAACGAGGCGTTCCTTCCGACCGCGATCACTCGGCGTTCGGTCATCAACCTGCTCAAGCTCATCGACTTCGAGCTTCGGGGTTCGGTGCCTGCGAGCGTGGACGTGGAGTTCTCCATTCAGGAGGCTCTCCCCGGAGACCTTCTCATTCCCGCAGGGACGGAACTCCAGACTACGACGGATGTGACGGGTCAGCCCATCTTCTTCGAGACCGTGGAGGATGTTGTGATCCCGGCGGGGCAACTCACCGCCGTCGTGTCCGCCGTCGAGGGTCAGACCAAGAGCGAGGACGTGGGCGTGAGCACGGGGCTTTCCCGCCAGAGGTTCGACCTCGTTGGGATTCCGGTCATTGACGGGTCGCTCCAAATCCTCATCGACGAGGGCGTGGGCGAACAACTCTGGATCGAAGTGGACACTTTCATTCTCAGCGAGGACACGGACAGGCACTTCACGTCCCAAAAGGACGAGAACAACAAGGCGACGATCTTCTTCGGGGACAATGCACAGGGGAAGATTCCCGATCCGGGCTCTCTCATTCGAGCGGTCTACCGGGTGGGCGGTGGGCTTGAAGGGAACGTCCCCGCCGAGTCGATCACCGTCATCAATCGGACTTTCACGTTCAACGCCCAGCCCGTCAACGTCGAAGTCACGAACCCGAGCAACGCCTCCGGCGGTGAAAATGAAATGTCCATCGACGAGGCCAAGGTGCTCGGGCCTCAGAGTCTTCGCGCCCTTTATCGCGCAGTCACGGAAGAGGACTACATCGCCCTCTCGGAGAACTTCCCCGGAATCGCCAAGGCGTCTGTCTCGGTGGGGGGTTCTCCGGTGGACCCGATCACGGGCTGTTGCTGTTGCGTGACGGTCTTCATCGCGCCCCGGGGCGGCGGGCCTCCCTCCACCCAACTCAAGGAAGACCTGCTCGCCTACCTCGATGAGCGGAAGATGGTCGGGACGTGCCTCAAGATTGGAAACCCCGAGTACGCCAAGGTGGACATGAAGGGGACCGTCTTCATCGGGTCCAACTTCGCAACCAATCAACTCGTCCTTTCCGTGGATGAGGCGATTGCGAAGTTCTTCGATCCTGTCGGGGATTTCACCCGGTTCGGGACGCCCATCTTCCTCTCGGACCTCTATCATCTGCTCGATGCGATCCCGGGGGTGGATCACGTCGATTTGCCCGAAGTGACCAAGCAGCCGAACCCGGTGAACGAAGTCGGATCGACTTGCACGCTCCAAGACTTCATCGTCGGGGAGGAGTCCAAGGAGGAGAAGTGGACGCTCATTTTTGTCTCCCCCACGACCTTCACTCTCCGGGGGACCGTAAGTGGGTTGCAGGTTAATGCCGGGACGGTCGGAGTGCCCTACAGTTCCGACAAGAGTGAAATCTCCTTCAAGGTTGTCTGCACCGCGCCCCCCAGCATCGGGGACAGGATCGGTTTCACGACGAGCAAGAAGGCGGCGAATGTCCCGATGGGTCCGAACCAGATCGCGCAACAGGGAAATACCCAATTCACCTTCGTCGGTGGAGCCCGCCCGTTGACGGAGTGCCCATGACCGAAAAATTTGCCAACGTCGATTGGGACAAGCTCTCCCCCGAGGAGAAACTGCGGGTCCGGCAGGCCGAAGTATGGACCAGCCGGGTCAAGCTCACGGAGGCGACCGCCCGAGCTTTCGACTCCCTCATGCGGCAGGCGGGGCTTACGGAAGAGGAGATCACGAAGTACCGGAAGTATCTGGAGGAAATCGTCACTTCCATCCATCGGAAGCATGACGAATCGGTGAATGTCTGACCCCAACTGCCCCCCTCTCGGGGATGACATCCTCCCGTTCCCTGAATGTACTGATCCCATCTCCGGGCCGCAGGGAGGATTCGACGCCTTCGGGAGCCCGAAGCTCGTCAAGAACGTGCGAATCCGGCGCGGCCTTGAAGGTCCGCAACTCATTCTCGAATGGGACGCCCCCAATGAAGTTCCAGAGTTCGGGGGCGGACTCACCCGCGTCATGCGGAAGCTCTACGACTTCTCCCGTAGCCCGGACGATGGGATGCTCGTTTTCGAGAAACCCACCGAAGACGACAACCGATTCGTAGCGGACATCGACCTCGATCCCTGCAAGTGCTACTACTACACGATCTTCACCTTCGATCCCGTAGACGGGCGGTGGAGGTACTCCCTCGATACGCAGGCCGAGGAGATCGCCATTCCCACGGGGTTCTTCACCACAGAACTCTTCAAGCTCCTGCCGGAACTCTACGTCTTCGGGGACAAGCATCTCGACGAGGACATCGATAGCAAGGAATCCAACGTCTTCGCTCTCGAAAAGACGTTCAGCCCCGAGGAGCGTGAGTGGTTCAACCTCTACGAAAACACCGATCCCACGAAGGAGCCCATCAAGAAGGGGCCTCTCCAGAGGTTCATGAGGACCCTCGCCATCGAGCCCGACATCGTGAAGGGCTTGATCGACTGTATGCCTATCCTGTGGGACGTGGACGAGACCTGTTGCGAAGTCCTTCCCGCACTCGGGGCGCTCATCGGGCTCGAAGTCAATCAGGAATTCGATTGCGCCAAGCAACGGCAGGAGATCAAGCAGCAAGTCGCCATCTACAAGATCAAGGGAACCAAGGCGGGACTCCGCGCCCGAGCCCTCTCCGTCGCAGGGCTTTCCGGCGACATCCATGAGTGGTCGAACAACATCCTCATCGCCAACAGGATCGACCGGACGAGTCTCGCTTTCCCGAATGCGGGATTCTCCTCTAAGTTCATGCTTCCCGGGGACGATACCTCGTACACCCCGGGAGGGGTGATCGGGTTCGTCCGGTTCTGCATCTTCCTCAATCTCGACTGCGACGACTGCCTCGCCCAGCAAGTCGTGGAGAAACTCATCAGGGAGTTGGGCCGAGAGATTCCGGTCTGCCGGATCGGGCACGTCATTTTCGTCGATTGCAAGTGGGTCGAGTGCTACGACACCCTCCGGCGGGTTCAGGAGACCTCGAAGGACATCATCAAAGATTACATCATCGAGGACTTCCGCACCCATTGTTGGCTCATCACGAATCGGCTCACGGACACCAACTCCCCGCCGCCGCTCGGCCCGGACCTCAACCTGCCGTTCGAGCATCACTACACGAACAGCATCCACGCGCTCACGGCCAACCCGTTCCGGGTCTGTCAGGAAATCTGGTACGACGACATTGAGCAGGCATCCAAGGACATCGAAGACCTTTCCGACTGCTGGCTCATCTCCAATCGGATCGAGCGGATCACCAACACGTTCCGCTGGCGGACGCCGCCCGTGGACGAATCCCGGTGCATCCCCCTCGACGATTGGTACGACGAAGTGCAGGTGGGCGAGTTTGTCGAGCCCGTCAACTGCGAGACTCTCGGCCTCCTCTTCATCTCGAACCGTCCGGCGGGGCACCCGGACCTCCCGCCGAGCCTTACGAACACCCTCCAGTCGCTCGTCGGGCCGTGCTTCGTGGCGGGGGAGTTCTGGTACGACGAGATCATCTGCGCTGGACGAATCAACCGTGGCAGGATAAACTGTGCAAGAATCAATCAGCCGTAGTGAGGGGATGTAATGGGCATCGAATCCGGCTGGGACGAGTGGGGCGACCAACACCTCATTCTCGACGAACGGGCGTCTGCCTTCTGCCGCTACGTCAAGAACTTCATCCTCAAAGGATTCGGGCTTGCCCCGGGTATCGGGTTGCAGACCATCGTCGGGGACCTCGGCCTCAACGTGGCCTACGTCAACGGCTACGAGGTCAAGCAACAGAACGCCGTGGCGCTCGGGCTCACCGCATCGGCCACGAACCACATCTTCCTCAAGTTCACTCGGACGCCCGACATCGTGGCGGGGGTCTCGGCCATCTCAATTTCGTACACGGTCAATACCTCGGGCACCCAGCCCGCCGACTCCATCAAGCTCGGGACCGTCACAACGGACGGTGTGGGCGTGACGGCGATCACCCCGCAGAACAACAAGTTCAAGATTCACGACGCCCAACTTGAGACCGACATCGACGGGAATCTCAATCGGATCACCCGCCTCGTCATCAACGGGGGACCAGCTTTTCCGACCGTTCCCGCCCCCCTCGCTGGGGAGCTTTTCGTCCGAACCGATCTGCCCGGAGACCCCCTTTTCCGGTTCGATGGGGACGCGGTGGCTTGGGTTTCGGCGGGTGCCGGGGGCGGGGGAGTCACCAAGATTCGGGAAGACGGGACGCTCATCGAATCCGCCGCCACGGAGATCGACTTCCAAGACGGACTCATCGCGGATTTGATCGCCGCAGGAGTCGTCAAGGTCAATCTGGATTACGGCGTCACCCCCTCGACCATCCTTCCCGACGACGTTGCGGCTCCCGGCATCTCCCCCTCGGTTGCCCGAGAGGATCACGTTCACGCCATCGGAGCGGACACTCCGGTTGACATCGCGCAGGCCAACGCCGAGGGCACGGACGCCACCTTCGCCCGGTCGGACCACGAACACTCCCACGGAGACCAACCTCTCGGGGACGGACTCGACCATGCGCTTGTGACCCCGGACCCCGGCGGCGTGGCCGGGTTCATGTCGCCTGCGGACAAGGAAAAGCTGGACGACTCTGGAATCCTGACCAGCACGGCACCCCCGCAAATCGACATCGGAGATGCCGCCGTTGTCGGAGTCTCCGGTGAAGCCGCCCGAGCGGACCACCAACACGCGCTTCCGATTCCGACCTTTGTTTCAACGATTGACCCGGACGATGCTCCATCTCTCGGGGTCTCCACGATTCCGGCGAGGGAAGATCACCAACACGCCATTGTGACGGACGCCCCCGTTGACGTGGCTCAAGCCAACGTGGAGGGCGTGTCGGGAGCCTTCTCCCGCGCCGACCACGTTCACAGCCACGGAGATCAGCCCATCGGAGACGGGCTGGATCACGCTATCGTGACGGCCCTGTTCGCCGGGTTCATGTCCCCCTCGATGCTCTCCACCCTCACGGGATCGGCCCTGTGGGGGAAAATGATCTTCGTGGATGACGTGTACGGGGACGACGCAACGGCTCTCAGGGAGCGAAAGGACAAGCCGTTCAAGACCCTCGCGGCGGCGGCTGTGGCGACGGGGATCGCGTCGGGGGATGTCATCCTGCTCCTGCCCGGAACCTACGACATGGCGGCGGACTTCACCATTCCGGTAGGCGTGGCTATCCGGGGTGTGGAAAGGGGGACAGTTATCATCCAAAGACTCCTCACCGTCGTAAGTGCCACGCTCATCACGATGGGGAGTGGTTCCAGCTTGGGCGACGTGACGCTCCGGCTGACTTCCGCCGTGAACACGGCGACCCTGCTTCGGGGGGTGAGCTTCCCCGGTGCAACCACCACGACGGCCAAGCTCCGAAACGTCCGCGTCGAAGTCGAGAACGTGGCGGTTTCCGTGGCCGATTCGACCGACGTGATCGGCGTTCGAGTTGGTTCGACGGGAACGCCCGGAAAGTACCACTCGAATCTCGAAGACGTGGAAATTCTCGTCCAGACGAAGGGGAACGGGAAGAAGCGTTGCCTCTTGCTTGACACCTCGGGCGGCGTGGCGAACTGCCGGAACGTGAACTCCCTTCTGGAACGGCAGGGCGGGGCTCCGGGTGCGCCGAACTACATCGCGGTCGAGATCGACCAAGTGGGCGCGACCTTGTATATGCAGGACGGCTCCTCGGAAATCTCCCCTGTCACCGCCGGGGCGGATGCGTCTCAGACGACCGGATCGCTCCAACTCTCGAACCATGTCCTTGTCACGAACAACGCCAACGCCAAGGGGCTCACCGCCTACGACTCCAACCATGAAGAGTGGTCGGTCGAGGGCGCGGTCACGAACGGTGCGGTGACGCGGTTCATGCGTCCCGGCTCTGCGCCCGAGTCCACGCTCGAAATCCAGAGGAGAATCACCCGTCCCATCATCCTTTTCGGGATCGCGCTTCTGGCCCGGCTGAACCCCGGCGTTCCGGGGGCTCAGACGACGACGGTGACGGTTCGGAAGAACGGCGTGGATACGCTGGTCTTGGTCGCGCTTCCTGACGGGACGACGACTATCGCGTTCACGGCCAACGTCTCCGTGTCGTTCGCGGAGGGCGATCTGCTCTCCCTGAAGATCGTCTCGACGGGGACGAGCACGGCGACGGACGTACAGGCGACGTTGAGGCACTACTAGAGGGCTGTATGGCAACGGTGTTCAATCGGACAACGCTGGAGCGCAGGGAAGGAGTTCCCGTCTCCGGTTACGACCCGGCAGAATGGCTCCTCGACCCCGACCTTGCGCCAGTCGCCGGAGTTTCCGATGACTACTGGAAGATCGTCGGGGATTCGGTAGTCGAGATGACCGTGGCCGAAAAAGCCGCGAAGGACGCCCAGATTCTCGCGGTAGAAAAGAAGAGCAAGCTGTACGAGTTCGAGATCGCGGTGGACTCGTACACGCAGGAGCACTATGACCTCCCCGCCCAGAGGATGCTCCTCGCCCTTCTGGACGAGTCGCGGCGGCTGGCGGTGCCCCTCTTGAACCGAGAGGCGTACATTCAGGGTGCCCTCAACTGGATCAAAACTGTCATTGGGTACTATATGCAACAGGGCGGGGCGGTCATGGCCCAGACGACCCCTGCCGGGGTTTCGGCGGTCCCCCTCAACTTGGCCCAATTCGACGCCGCAGACCCCCATGTAAGCGTTCCGGGGGCCATGATGACCACGACGTAGGAGATCGGATGCCAGCGGTACGTTTCGTTGCGAGCGGAGGCTCTGCGAAGGGGCTTCTCGAAATCACCGGGGCGCTCTCAGCCCTCATCGAACAAGGAAACAGCATCGAGATCGGGGCTGGAACTTCGGCGGGAGGGGTGATCCTTGGAGCACTTGCCTCCGGGCGGTCGCCTTCGGAGATCAAGGACACCCTCATGGGGATGGACTTCACCCGGTTCATTTCGACCGGGCTCTGGTCGAAGCTCCGGCTTCTCTCCTCCGGCAATCTCTCGAACGGAAAAGCCCTCCTCAAGTTCTTCGAGGAGTTCACTAAGGGGAAGACCTTCGGGGACTCCGGTTTCGATATCAGGATCACCGGGGCGGATTACAGCTTCGGACAGCCGCAGGTTTTCGCCAAGCAGACCCACAAGCAAATGCCTCTCGCGCTTGCCATGCGGATCACTTCGGCCATGCCTCTCGCTTTCGACGCCGTGGAGTACGACGCCCGCTGGTTTAAAGACGGCGGGGTGTACGCGCATATCCCCGTGGAGGCATCCCGGGAGCCGTTTCGGACAGTCATCTTTGCTCTCGCCCAAGACCCTGCCAGCATCAAGCGGGAAGCATGGGGGGCCGAACCCGGAATCATCCGCGAGATCGGTAGGACGGTAGATTTGCTCGTAGATGCGAATGTGAAAGCTGAACTGGACAAAGCACCGCCAGATGCTATAAAGGTGTTCTCGGATGGCCTTGGGTTTTCGGCCTTCAAGTTCGATTTCACGAGGGCCGAGAAGGAGCGTCTTTTCGCCCACGGGCATGAACTCATGGGCGCGGCGCTAAAGGTCGCCGGGCTGTAGCGGAGGTGAAACCGTGGCAGAGCAGGGGAAAGGATCGGAGATGAAGGGTCTTCCTCCGGGGAAACCGGGCGTCGTGCGTGAAAGCTACGACGTTCGCTCGAAGTCGAAAGGCATCTGGCGCGACGAGGTTTACAAGGTCCTTCACGGGAAGGAAGTCCTCGTCGAGAATCTCGGCTGGCAATCGAATCTCATTGTCGTCGGGATGACCAAGCTCCTCGCCGGGCTCATGAAGAACGAGCCCAGCTTCACGGGCGGCATCCTCCAGCACGCGCAGGGACGCGGGCTTCCTTCCTTCGACACGGTTCTCCCCGTCCCTAGCTTCAACAGCGTCCAACTCACGGACGAATACTTCCGCAAGGCCCCGGATTCGATCTCCTATGTGGACAACGCCGGGAACCCTTCCATCCCCATCACGAACTCCATCCTCATCCGAACGACCCTCGATTTCAACGAGGCCAACGGGGTGAGCGGAGAGTTCATCCGCGAGCAGGGAATCTACGGGGGCGATGCGACCGGAGTAACGAATTCCGGGCTCCTCGCCAACCTGATCTTCCACAAGGCGCGGTTCAAGGATGCCAGCGTGAAGATCATCAGATTTATTCAGTTCATCTTCTAGCCCTTTGGAAGAAAGCGACTTAACGGTATAATTCCCGGGAGTCGGTGAGGAGGTTCTGAGATGGGCGCATCCTCGGCGGTGATTTCGAGGGATATGTACGACGAGGCGAAGCGGTACGTCCTCACCGTGCTTCAAGCTGGAGTTCCTCTGGTCGATGCGGATTACAACGACCAGATGGTGTCCTTCTTCACGCAAATCCGTCGATTCGTCTCGAACTCCATCGGAGACGGCGCTCGCGGGGTCGCCTTCAAGATCGAGCAGAACCCCGGCGATCTCGTCAACAACTTCAAGATCAGGGGCGGCGACCTCGGGGACGAGGGGCCGGAGCAACTCTACATCAAGGGCCATCAGGCCCAGCTTTTCTCGGACGAGACCTACCTCGGGGGCGGCGAGACGGCTCCCGTCTCCACCGGGATCGCGGGGAGCATCCTCACCGATTCGGCGTCGAACTTCACGCCCGGGGCGCTGGTCGGTCTGACGCTCGTTCCGAATCTCGCCAACCCGACGCAGAGCTTCGTCATCACGGCCAACACGCAGAACTCGATCACCTGTGCCGCCGCGATCAACGCGGTTTCGGCGGTGGGGGACCAGTACCGGGTCAAGCTCTCCACGCCCGTCGCGCCCCGGAACGATCTTGTGCTCCTCGACGTGTACCTCGACGAGATCGACAAGTTCGAGGACTCGGACCTCGAACACAACATCGACTCCATCTTGATCGAAGCGATGCGCCGGAAGAAACTCATCCAGCGCATCTTCGTCATCGAGGGAGTGACGCTGCCCGTCATCCTTGCGCCGGGCTTCGTGGACGCGGACGGGAACCGTCACGTTCAGCTTCCTATCGCCCTTATCTCCCGCCCCGCCGGAGACCCGAACATCACGGACCCCATGATTACGGACCTCCGGCGGAAGATTTTCACGCTGGATGCGGTGAACGACCTCTTCGTCAACACGACCGGGGACACCATGACGGGGCCGCTCGTCATGGATGCCGACATCCAGATGCTTCCGGGCCGCAGGGTCACGGGCGTCTGTGTCATCGACGGCGATGCGCTCTGCAACGAAGTCGTTGAGCAGAGGCATTTCCGCAGGGACAGCCACCTTCTCGGAGATGGAGACTCCGTTCCGAGTTTCGAGCAAGTCAACGATCCGCTCAATCCCAACCATTTCAAGGTCCACGACAACCGCTACTACACGAAGTCTCAGGTGGACGAACTCATCGGGTCGAACCTCATCGCCAACGGAGGTTTCGAGAAGGGCCTCGACTGCTGGGATCATGCGTCCCCGGGCGTCCTCATCGGAGCCCCCATGTCGGAGGCGGCGGTGAATGTCCACGCCTCAATCGATCTCTGTGGCGCGGGTTGCAGCGAGGCCGCTTGTCAATGTCGCACGCTCCGAATCTGCGTGCGCCGGGGTAGCCGCCTTTGCTTCATCTGCCCCGTCCGTCAGGAAGTGGACTGTTTCGGATGCGGCGGGGAGTTCCTTCTCCTCCAGACCGTTTGCGTGTCGAAGGGGGACGACTTCATCATCCCCTTCGTCGTGCTCGACCTCTACTCCTCTTGCCAGTACGTCGGGACCAAGAAGTTCCGCCTTTTCGATCCGACTCCAGAGAAGCCCGGAATCGGGATCGACGACGGGTTCCTCCGGCTGGAGAAGAGAGTCTCGCTCCCGGGGTGTATCGACAAGGTGGTCTACACCCTTTGCTACGAGATCATCCCGAGGTCCGATCTCCCCGACGAGGAGGAGTACGGCTACTTCTTCTACCAGCCCGAGGGCGAGTCCGACCTCAACCCGAAGTGCGAGGTGGGGGAGGAAGGGCTCGTGTGGGGGGTTTGCGGAACTCAGTTCCGCAGGATCAGCGGCCTCGAAGGGGCGTCCGATACGAAGACCGGGTGCGACCTCAATACGATTCCGATGATCGAGGTGTGCCATAGCGACGGGCGCGTGGAATTCACGCCCGGTGTGGCGCAGGAATCGGTCATCATCGAACGGTTGGAGGAGAAGTGCCTGCCCCTCTAACTCGTGAAACCGTGAGGAGAGAAGTCTATGGCTGGTGAACTTCCTACGGGAATTCTCCCACTCGATTTCCCCGGAGTCCAAATCAACCCGGGTTTGGGCTGTTGTGTGGATGAGGTCGAGGTTTCCATCCTTCCGATCCGCGCCTGCGAATGCTTCGATGAGTGCTTCGACATCGGGTACACCTATCAGGATCAATGCCCCTCCGTCGAACTCAACAAGCGTCTCGACAAGTGCATCCTTCCGCTCGTCGCTCTCGACCGGGACAAGACCAAGAAGATCGCCTATTGGGGGCAGAGCGAAGAAACGATCCGTGCTGCCGAGATTGTGATGGTCCCGGCGAAGTACAAGGACGATCCCATCGTCGGTCAGAACGGGAACGGGGGCTTCGATCCAGCGGGAGACCCCCTCCCCGGCGTCCTTGAGACGCTGGCCCGGGACACGCACACGCGGTATGGACACGTCGCTTTCAAGGTCCCGCCCTCGGTCGGATGCCGGAACATCTGGTGCGATCTCGTCTATCTCGACGAGGCCCTCTGCCTCGGGGTCCATCTTGAGAGCGAGGAGTACGAATTCTTCGACTCCGAATGCGCCTGCCTCGTGGTCGAGGTCACGGAGGAGATTTCCTCCTTCGTGACGGACAAGTGCCTGCCGCGCATCCTGCCGGATGACCAGTTCCAAGCCGCCGGGTGCCCTCCCCTCCCGGGCGGATACCCGGAGGCCGCGTCGTTCGAGTATTGCGCCCTTCCCCGGGTGGATCGCTTCGAGGAATCGGAGAACGCCTTCTTCAAGTTCCGCAGGGAGACGCCCGCGTGCGCCCGGGATGGGCAGGGCTACTTCGTCCGGGTGGAGATCACGTCCAAACAACTTCCGCTCTCGGTTCAATGGACGGATGTGCTTCCGCTCGGGAACAATCACACCCTCCTCTCAGGGTTGCCCACGGGCACTCTCGTCTTCACGGGCATCGGGGAAACCATCGTTCGGGAGTACGTCGTCAAGACGGGGCCGGGCGCGACGGATGCCGCGATCAACGGGTCCGCGCAGGTCGTGGCCCAGCCCTTGACGATCATCAACCTCCCCTCCGACACCATCGTCATCGACCCCAACTGCCCGACGCTTTGCTTCGTCCAGTTCGGGAGCCAGAATCCCAACGTCTTCGGCAAGGTCTTTTGGGCGGGCGGCGGTCGGTTCGATCCGGTCATTCCTCCCGACATCGGCCTGTGGGTGAAGATGTGGGCAGGGTCGGGATCGGTGGGCAAGTCGGTGAGGGAGCATCTTCTCTCCGCATCCACCACCGTCCCCAACGCGGCGGCGTCCCATGTTTTCGGAGTCGGCCCCGCCGCGTTTTCGGGATTCGCCATCGGTCTTCCGGTGTGGGTCTTCAACGGCTGCTTCGAGGACAACCCCCGACGCAGGATCGTTCTTCTCGACATCGAGGCCGAGGAAGCCAAGCCCGATCCTGATGAGGCGATCACCGGGCTCTACGGGACCATCACGGCGCTCGACCCCATCCTTGCAACGGTGACGGTCACGTTCAACACGCCGCCGAATCAGGCTGTCGATTTCCTCACGACGGCGAAGGCGACCATGATGGTCTCCCCCGATCAAGCCAAGGGTTTCTACTGGGAGGCCAGCCCGCAACTTGTCGGACTCTGCGGTGATCCGGTGGGGCCGGGCGGGAATCTCTGCATTCTCCGCTGGAACTATCGCTTCTGGAATTCCACGCAGAACCCCTGCCCGACCACGCTCGGCGCGGGATACATCTGCGACGGAAACGGCGAGAGCTTCCAGTACGAGTTCCACGGCGATCTCGTCAAGGACATCCTCAACCCTGTGGACTGGATCGACCTGTGGGCGAGCCCCATGATCGAGGTGACGCTCTCGGAGGACGCAGACATCACGGATGTAGAGATCACGGTCTGCGACATCTGCATCTTCGAGCCGTGCGACATCATCCAGATCGTAGACCTCAATTGCTCGGGGCGCGAGGGTAACGGGCCGGGCTTCGTGACCTCGGTTGTCTCGACATCCTCCGACGAGGAAGGGGATTGCGACGATTTTGGTGCCGCCAAGGGCGACATCCTTCTCGGAGACCCGATCCCGAGCACCATCGAAGGATGCGGAGATTTCGACGGATTCAAGACCACTCGGAAGGCGAGGGCCTTCAAGAAGCCCGACGTGTGCCGCCATGCGTTCAGCGTCACGACCGATGCGGACGAGGACGGATGCCCCTCGATCTGCGGAGAACCTGCTCCCGAGTCGGTCCATGTGGACTTCGAGACCGGGAGGTTCACGTTTGACGAAAGCGTCTTCCTCCGCAACCCCCTCATTTGCTATCGGACGCTCGACATCACGGTGGACATTCCGTTGACGGACGGAATCTACTTCCTGCGCGGGATCGACAAGTGCGGATGCAAGAGCCCGCCCTCGAAACCCATTCGGATGCTCGGTGCGGGAGGCCCGCCCCCGGCCCCGTTCGTTCGGGACACGACGAGCGGTTCGTTCTTCTTCGCGGCAGGCGCGTTCCTGCCCGTCGCGGGTATGTTCATCGGGCCGATCTCTCTGCCCGGCCCGTTCATCACCGTCGAACTGAATCTCGGGCAGGACAACTTCTCCGAAGTCGCCGTCCTTGTGGATGGTTCCGTCCTCGTCCCGCTTTCGGGCATGGTGTTCTACACCTTCGCGGATGATGTCGGATCGTTCGTCACGATGGTTCATGGATCGTGCGTCATTCCGGTTTCGCCCGGACTTCACACGTTTCAATTGATGGCCCGGGGAGCGACGGTGCTTCCGGGGTCAATCGGCTTCGGAACGACGATCTATGCCAACCCCTCCCTCCCGCTGGAGATGCGGTTGGACAAGCTGGGAGTCTAGGAGGAACTGATGAAGACCGTGGAGGTCCCGAACAAACTGGTTTACGAGCCGGGGCGGGTGAAGAACGCGCTGGTTGCAGCGAATTTTGCCGTGGACGGAGTTGTGTCTCGGCAGACCCCTCCGACCGTCTTCGTCTACCTCCAAGACGCGGAGATGAAAGACCCCACGGCTATCGTGAACGCCTACCAGAACCCGGCCAAGCTGGAAGTGACCTCGAACAAGTCCCCCGGCGTGGGCGGGGTTCCCGAGGCGCAGGCCAACGGGTCCGACATTCACACCCTCACCATCAAGAAGATCAACCGGGAGACGGGACAGGTCATGCCGGGCTCGGAGCAGGTGCAGATCATCCCGTCTCAGCTTGTGGCCGTTTCCCCGTCGAAACCCAATCTGAATGCGGGACAGGCAACAGCGGCGGTCGGCCCGACGAACATGGTGGGCGAAATCATCGTCAAGGTTTGCGACCCTGCGGGGGCGCTGGTCGGAGGAAGTCTCCGGCTCCGATTCGCGTAGGAGGATTTCAATGGCCGACACTCCGATCCCGGTCGTCATCGAGGACATCCCCAAGGGCCAACGGCTCGTGTGGGTGTTCTACCGGAAGGACACGGGCTCCGTCGTCAAGCTCATGTTCCGAGAGCCGGACAAGGGCGATGAGACTACGAACAAGAAGGTCGGCCTCTTCAAGACGTATCTCAGCCCCCGGGCGCTTGAGAAGCCCCACCAACTCCAAGTGAGGAACGGAAAAGTCATCATCGCTTCCGCCCTTGGCGGGCTGTAACCCGATTCTGACAACGGGTGAGAGGTGTCATGAATGGCGTCACTTGAGGCGAAATTCCATGAGCTTCTCGCGGAAACTCGGAATCTGCGAGAGGACATCAAAACCGAACAGCAGGAGCGAAAGCTCGATCACGATACGCTGACCCGTCTCGACGAGCAGGCCAAGACTCTTTTCAAGATCAAGGAAGCACGGGAAAAAGAGATCGATGGACTGACGCGGCGAGTGGGCGAACTGGAGCGTGCTCCGGGCAACGCGGCTCTCGGAAGTATCACGGAAGGGAAGTCTCGGAAATGGGCGATAGGGCTGGAAATTGTCGGGGCGCTTGCCGCCGCCATTGTTGGTGGACTTGCTACGAAATACCTCTTCTAGGGTGAACCATGAGTTACCGGATCATGGTCATCGAGGACGACCTCAGCCAGCGAATGCAACTTGTGAAGTCCCTCGGCAGGCACGGATTCAACGTGGGAGCAGTCGGTTCCGGGGAACAGGCGGTCAACGAATTTATTTCCGGGGTGTTCCATTGTATCCTCGTGGACTACACGCTCCCGGGGATAAACGGGATCGAGACCATCCGAAGGCTTCGGGGGCTTGATCCGAAAGTGGGGTTCGTTGTCCTCACCGGACACGACCCTGAGAAGGTCGAGAGGGAGATCGAGGGCCTCGACGTGTGGGCTGTCTGCCGGAAGCCCGCCTCGGCAGAGGTACTCATCGCCAAGATCGAGAACGCTTCCGAACTTGCGGCCATGTCGCCTGAACGGGAGGAGCAGATTTTTCACGCTTTCGAGCAGGAGACGACAGCCCTGCGCGAGTGTTGCCGGGAGGCCCCTAAGACGGGGACCAAATTCCCGCCTCCGAAGTTGAACGGGAAATAGTCTAAAGTGGTGAATGCTTCGATTTGTTCAACTTCGTCGTATCGAGTCCGATCTCTATAAGGCCGAGGCGATTTTCTTCGCCACGGGGATCGGGGACTCGGACGTGTCCGACAACCGCGACACGCTCAACGTCCAAGCCCCCGATCACTTCTCCGGGGGAGACCTCCTCAAGATGATGTACCGGAGGGGGAAATGGATTGAGACCCGGGTTTACGAACATCCCAAGCGAGCGAAGGAAGTCCTTTCGGGGGAATCGGAGGAGCCGAAGGCGTCGGAGGAGTCCGAGACCTTCGTTCCCATCATTGTTTCCGGGCCTCTAAATTACAAACCGGAGTGGGCGGACTTCCCTCCGGTTGAACGCCTCCGGGCATGGATCGCGGCTTCCGACCGCCCGACCATCTCCATCCTCATCCCCTCACAGGATCGTATTCCCCTGCTTATGGCCTGCCTCCTCTCGATTGAAGAAACGACGCGGGGATACGCAGTCGAAGTCGTGATCGGGGATTCGGGGAGCAAGTCGGATACTTTTAATTTCTACAGGAGCATTGGAATCCGGGTCGTTCACTTCAGCCAGCCTTTCAACTTCTCCGTGGTCTGTAATGGACTCGCCGCCGTAGCGAAGGGGGAGCACCTTCTTTTCCTCAACAACGACACCAAGGCGCTCACCCCCGGATGGCCGAAAGTTCTTATCGGGAGACGGAATGAGGTGATCGGGGCCGTCCTTGTTCACGACAAAGACCCGCAACTGATTCACCATGCCGGGCTCGAAATCGGACCCCATCCGAATTCAGGCAACGTGGTCCCCTTCTATTCCGGGCACACCGGATACCGGACGCCCATTCACGAGATCGACCAACTCGACACGAAGAAGCCCATCGCCGTGACGGGGGCCTTCCTCGCTGTCTCCAAGAAGGTATTTTTTCGGCTCGGGGGGTTCGACGTTGCCTTCCGGCTCGACCTGCAAGATGCCGACTTCTGCATTCGGGCGAGGGAGATCGGAGTCAAAGTGTCAGTTTCGACTTCGGTCGTCTTCTCCCATGTCTCAAGCGGTAGCCGGGAAGGGGGTCAACTGGACTTCCCTGAGAACAACTGGAAGTTCTTCTCCGGCAGGCGCGGAAAGTCGATCTACCAATGGGATGCCGTGGGGAATGTTTCTCCCCGTAAGGAACAAGGGCGAGTGCTCATCATCGACGATCACGCCCCTGATCCGAACGTGGGGCTTCATGTCCCCCGGGCCAAAAGTATCCTTGAGTTCATGGCGGCGCTCGATTACCGGGTGTCTGTGTTTCAGACGCTCAATCAGAACGTAAGCCGGGAATGGCTCGACCGGATGCTCTATCTCGGTATCGATGTGGTCACGGATTCCCCGGATTTCAACGCCTTCTCTCGGGAACGAGCGGGGTTTTACGACACGGTGTACATCTCCCGGCCCCACAATCTCCGGCGCTTCTTCAACCTCGCCCGATCCCGATTCCCGAAAGCGCAGATCATCTACGACGCCGAGGCCCTCTTCTATGTTCGGGAGAAACTCAAGGCCGCACTTTTCGGGCTCAACCCCGAACGATCCAACGCGGAGGAGCGTCTCGAACTTGACATGATGGGGCCTGCGGACAAGATCGTTTCTGTTTCTGAGGCCGAGAAGAAGATCATCGAAGCGTCCCGTCCTGCCCTTCGGGGAAAGGTCCATGTGTGGGGGCACTCTCTCCCCCTCCGGCCCACGTCGGGCGGATTCAGGGATCGCCGGGGAATCCTTTTCACGGGGAATCTCAATGCGGATAATCCCAACGAGGATTCCATCATGTACTTCGCGCAGGAAATCCTGCCGGAAGTCCGCTCGAAGATCGAATGCTCCCTCGCCATCACGGGGTCCAATCCTACCGAGAGGGTGCGGAATCTTGCGGACGGTTCAATTCGTGTGACGGGATACCTCACCGAGAGCCAGCTTCTTGATTACTACAAGAGCTATCGAGTCTTCATCGTCCCCACGAGATTTGCCGCCGGAATCCCGTGGAAGCTCCATGAGGCCATGAGTTACGGAATTCCTGCCGTGGTGACAGACCTCATCGCCGCGCAACTCGGACTCAAGGATGGACAGGGAGTTCTCGTCGCCCGAACCCCCAAGGAGTTTGCCCACAAAGTCATCCGGCTTTACACCGAGGAGACGCTCTGGAACTATGTCCGAATGACCTGTCTTGATACCATCCGTGCCACTTGCGATCCTGAAACCATGAAGAAGGAACTCGGGAAGATATTGTCGAGGAAGGAATGAAGATTCACGTTTACATGATTTTCTACAACGAGGAAGTGATCCTTCCTTACTTTCTTCGGCACTACGGGGCGTTTGCTGAGAAGATCGTGTGCTTCGACAACCGGAGCACCGACCGATCCGCCGCCATCGTGGACGCCCATCCCAAGACGGAGAGGATCGTTTTCGACACGGGCGAAGGGATGTTCGACCGGATTCATCTCGATCTCAAGTCCGAGTATCGGAAGTCCCGGGGGAAGGCGGATTGGGTCATCTGCGTGGATTGCGATGAGTTCATCTACCATCCCGATATTGTCGGTCTTTTGACGAAGTATAAAAAGGAAGGGATCACCTACCCCAAGGTGCAGGGATTCGAGATGGTCTCCGAGCACACGCCTGTCGGGAACAAGCAAATCTTCGAGGAGGTTCGGAACGGATTCCCGAACGAAGGCTACGCCAAGCGCATCCTTTTCGCCCCTGAACTGGAAATCCAATTCGCCCCGGGATGTCACACCGCAAATGTCTCGGGCTGCGTCGTTGAAAGTCCGCAGGCCGATCTCAAGCTCCTCCATTACCGATTCTTGGGGAGGGACTTCTTCATCAACAGGTCCATCGAGCGGAGGGCGAGACTCAGCGAGGAGAACAAAAAGTGCGGATGGGGAACCCACTACCTCAACCCGGATGCGTACTTCTTGAACTTGTTCAACGAAGTGAGTGCTATCTCGAAGCCCGTCGTTACGGAACTTCCAGTCCAAAGGTCTTGAGGAAGGGCAGAAGTTCAGCGATCTTGTCCTGCCACTTCCAGCGGGCGTGTGCGTTTGCGCTCGCGGCGATTCCTCGATCCCTTGCCATTTCCCGGCTTGACGCGCAGAGTTCCATCAGGTGAACGAGGTGGTCAAGGTCGGGCTCGGCCTGATCCCCTGCATCGCAGGAAGAGGGAATCCACTTCGCCACTTTTAGAGGGAGCGTTCCGTTCGGGATCGAAGTGTCCTTGTAACCGAAAGCGTCGGTGGCGATACAGGGGAGCCCCGTTGCTTCGCATTCCAGCTTCGGGAGTCCGAAGCCCTCGGCACGGCTCGGGAACACCCCGCAGTCCATTTCCGCGAGAAGCCCCTTGAGTTCCATCGGGGGGTAGCTCTTGAAGTCCCACACGATGCGGGGATCGGTTGCCGTCTTCTTCCGGTACTCCTTCGACTCGGGGTTCTCCCATTGGGCCTTCATGTAGAGCCGGATGTCCTGCCGCTTGATTCGGCGCATCGCCTCTAGCAGAAGATCGGTCCCCTTCCGAGCTTGCACGTCCGCAAAGTGAAAGAACGTAAACGGCTTCCGGTCAAGCGGTCGGTCAATGCGCGGGAATTGTTCGGGGTCGATGCCGTGCCCGAAGACGTGAACTGGGCAGGTGAGACCGGAGTCGATGATCGCTTTTTTCGTTGCTTCGGATGTCGCCAGCATCGCATCGAAATGTTTGAAGAAGTCCATGAGCCAACGGGCGGGGAGCGTTCCTTCGCATTGAAAGTAGCCCATGAGGGCGTGCGACAGGCGCTCGGCCTTGTGAAACGGTTCTGGCGGAACACGCCTCCGAGCATTGAGGATCGTGATTGTTCTGTCGATGTCCTCGGTCATGTGGGCTCTTGGGAACGTCACGTCCCCGTCCACCTTGCCCCACGAAAGCATCTTCACGGGAATCTTGGCGGCGAGAAGCTCCCGAACGACGGCATAGTTGAACCACTTGAAAGAGCCGCCGTATCCGAATCCAAGTCCGCCCCACGTCAGACCCCGAACCTTCTGCGTGAGTCGTCTCGCCGCCCGAACTTCCTTCATGAGCGGGGCCTTGAGTTCGATCTTCCCTTCCCGGTAGCAGTAGTCGTTGACGAGGTTCCTCAGCCCTGCGTAGGTTCCTTTCAGGAAAACGAAATCCCCTCGGAGGTCCGAAGAATCGGGCATGACCCGCCAACGATGGGTTGATTGGATTTCCCGAATTCCGGGGCTGATTTCGGGGCCGAGTTGAATGACCTGTTTCATCTGGAGCCTTGACGAACGAGAGAGTATAGCATAGAGTTTAAGGGTCTACTACAAACGTGTTTGAGGAGGTGAGATATGCCCGGTCCCATCATCACGGACGACATCGTTTTCCAGAAGATCAGTTCGCCCCTCGGCCAGTCCAACGGGAGCCCCTTCGACAAGGCGCTCGCCAACCGGGACAAGATTCTCACGGGCTACATCAAGAAGATCAACCGCAGGCAGGTCACGCTCGCTCCGTCGCAGACGGTCCTCCTGTCCGACTCGTGGGGCAACGAGGTGCAGAGCAACATCGCCGCGATCTTCCCCGGGCTGGGCGATTTCGGGCCGGGCGGCGGGCCGCTGTCGTAGTCGCAGTCGCGGCCTAGTTCCACCGAAGAACGGGGAGATGGTTCGCCTATGAAGAAGGCCCTGCTAGTCGGCATCAACGCCTACCCGACCTCCCCGCTTCGCGGCTGTCTCAACGACGTGGAGGACTGGCACCGCCTCATCACCACGGTCGGACAATACAGCCCGGACAACGTGCGAGCCCTGTGCGACAGCCGGGCGACCACGCAGGCCATCAAGGACAGGCTGACGTGGCTCCGCGAGGGTATCCGGCCCGGCGATGAGGTGCTCTTTCAGTTCAGCGGTCACGGATCACAGGTCCGTGACCGTGGTGTTCTGGATGAACTCGCGGACCACATGGACGAGATCATCTGCCCGGTCGATCTCGACTGGGACCAGAAGCTCATCACCGACGACGATCTTTCGGACTGGATCGCCGGATTCCCCAAGGGCGTCCGGGTCATCGTCGTTCTCGACTCCTGCCACTCGGGGACGGGGACGCGAGACTTCCGTCCTCCGATGGAGAACCCCCACTACAAGGCCGACCGATACCTCCCGCCTCCGCTGGACATCGAGCTTCGCGGAAGATCGGTCGAGGGGAGCCGCGCCCCCATGAAGCGTTCGCGGATCGGCTACGGGAACAAGTCCGGGTTTGCCCGGAAGATGAAGGCCAAGAGCCGAGGCTGGGTTCCGTGGTGGTTCCGTTTCCGCATTCGTCCGAAGCCGAAGCCCGTGATCGTTGCGCCTGTCGCTCCGGCTGTTCCGGGCGGGAATCACGTCCTCATCTCCGGGTGCCGGAGCGATCAGACCAGCGCCGATGCCTTCATCAACAATCGGTACAACGGGGCGCTGACCCGGTACTTCGTGAACGAAGTGACGCAGAGCCCGGGGAGGAAACTCGCGGAGGTTCATGCGGCGGCGAAGGCTGCGATTCTCTCCGGCGGGTTCACTCAGGAATCCCAGCTTGAGGGGCCACCTTCTTACATGGACATCCCCTTTTTCGGGTAGTCCATGTCTGAAGATACGAAGACCCACGGGAAGCCTTCGGCATGGGGCCTCAAGAGTCTCATGGCGGTCATCGGGGGCGGACTCCTCAGTACGTTCGCCACGATCATCTGGACCGGATTTGAGAAGACCCACGAAGCCATCGGCCAGTTGACCTCCAAGGTCAAGGAACTCGAAGACGAACGGAGCAAGTGGGGCCTTCTGACGGAACTCCACAACCACATGATCGCGCTCGACAAGAAGGCGACGATCAATGAGGTCAATCACGAATGGGTGAAATGGACCATCGGGGTCGGGCGAATTGAAGTTCCTGTCTCCGTAATCCCCGCGCCGGAGCCGAAACCGGAGCCGGGGCCGAAACCTGTACCTGTCGTACCTCCCGATCCGCCGCCGCAAAAAACGGAACCGCCCAAGAAGTTGCCTTTCGATCAGCAAAAGAAGCCCCTCGACCCCGACGACTTGAGGCGACTGTACGAACAGAAGTACCCGAACGAATTCTTCAAGAAGGGCGAAAAATAGTGCAGAACGTCCTTGCCTCCATCGTCGGGTCTATGCGGGAAGTCCCTGAATGTCTTGCCACGGATGTCCAATCCCAATCGACGGCGAAAGTGAGGATGCTTCTCAACAGACTCGTTGCGGAGCTTCCTTCCAACGAGTCATACTTCGAGGTCGGGTGCCTCAAGGGGGGAACGCTCATCAGCGCCCTCCTCAACAACCTCAACGCCACGGCTTACGCCTGCGACAACTGGACCGAGTACCTCAACGAGAACCCCGAGCAAATCTTCTGGAACAACCTCAAGAAGTACAAGGGGCGGATGGCCGAGCCCAAGGTCATCAAGGACAGTTGTTGGAACCTTGTGACCACGCCCCCGTTCGAGAAGCCTATCGGGGTTTACTTCTACGACGGGGACCACACCTTCGAGTCTCAGAAGAAGGCGCTCACCCACTTCTACAAGTTTTTCGCGGAGCGAGTCGTTGTCATCGTGGACGATTGGAATTGGGACGCTGTGAAAACCGGGACGTGGGCGGGAATCGCGGAGATCAAGCCCAAGCACGTCTTCTACCTTGAACTTCCGTCTCGGAGGAACGGGGACCTCGAAAACTACCACAACGGAATCGGGGCGTTCTATCTGGAGTTCGGGGAGAACAAGTTCTATACCCCGTCAACCGCGCCCGGCAAAATACCTGCGGCTGTAAAATAGGGGCGATAACAAACCATGTCAGAACAGCCCTACTATGTCCGAGGCGATAAGGTGATTCAGGATGATCTTGTTCCTTAAAGGAGGTGGGCTATGAGGCGGTGCCTCTTCGTGCGTCTGATGACGCTGGCGGTTGTTTCCCTGATGCTCCCCGGATGCGGTTCAACTGGAGGACTCCAGATCGACCCGCAGGACGCGGCGAAGTACGTCCAGATCGGCGCGGAGAAGGCGGTGGACCTCGGCCTCAAGGCCCTCTCCAAGGACGCGGCGAGCTTCACCAACGTCAAGAAGTGGAGCGGCGAAGCCAAGGACGCCATCGACAAGGCGGTTCTCCCCCTGTTCACCGGAGCAGGCGTCGGAGACGTGACGCTGGCGACGGCGAATCAGGCTCTCCAGATTCTCGACGAGAAGATCAACCCTGTATTGAAGGGCGTGATCCAACTCGGCGTGAACACCGCGCTCGCTTACATCAAAATGCCCGCCAACCCCACGGACAAGCTCTCGCCTGATGCGAAGGCGATCATCGTCGCCCTCTTCAACGGGATGAGTGCGGGGGCCGGGAACTTCGCCAAGTGGGATGGTCCTGCCAGCCGCGATCCCAGCCCCGTGCCGCCCGTCGTCTCCCTCGGGTGGAACTGGGGAGGCAAAGGCCCGTAGTGTCGGCAGAGGTTCTCCCCGGAGCCGTCCGAATCCCGGTCAAGCCCAAGCGTAACGAAGGCGAGTTCCGCGTCCTCGCCATGCGGAGGTCCGGGCACCACGGGTTCATTCGGTGGTTGCTCGGGCATTTCTCCGGCGAGGTCGTTTTCCAAAATGATGTCTCCGTCCTTCGAGCCGAGAACACCTCCACTTTCTGCCCCTCTGCGAACGGGACTCGGCAGGCGTTCGTATTCAACGTCGAGAACCCCGACATCCCGAACGTCATGAGCCAAATCTCCTCGGATTGCTGGAGAACGAACAAGGGGCCGAGCGACAAGACGCACACCCTTGTCCTCCTGCGAGACCCGTACAACTGGATTGCCAGCCGGATCAAGGCATGGGGAGCCCGGGAGCAGTACGGAGGCACCTCCATCCTTTCGGAAGTCGCGCTCTGGAAGCAACAAGCCCGGGAGTTTCTCGGGGAGACGGAGTATCTCCCGAAGGATACGCTGTTCGTCTCCTACGTTGAATGGTTTCGGAGCGCGGATTACCGCCGGGGGATTTCCGAGAAGCTCGGGCTTTCCTTCACCGACAAAAACCTCGGGATCAACATGAGGCTCGGGGGGAGCAGTTTCGATTCTATCGACAGCGACCCCCAAACGCTCAATGTCCTTGGCCGATGGAAGAACTTCCTCCAGCACAAGGGCTACCTGTCCCTTTTTGACCGGGAACTTCTCGATCTTGCGGACAGAATCTTCGGAGATTTCTCCAAAGACATTCGAGCAAAACTTCCCCGCGCCCGTGGGGTCACGGTTTGGCTTACAGGGCTCCCCGGGGCAGGAAAGACCTCCATCGCCCGGGAGCTTGAGACCCGTCTCGGGGAAAAGAATTTCCTCGAAGTGCTTGACGGGGATCAAATGCGTCGCCTGCTCTGTTCCGACCTCGGGTTCTCCAAAGAGGATCGGGATGAGAACGCCCGGAGGATCGGCTATGCGGCGAGCATCCTGACGCGGAGGGGGGCAGTTGCCGTTGTATCGGTCATTTCCCCCTATCGGCAATCTCGGAGGGAAGCCCGCGAGATGTCGAGCGACTTTGTGGAGGTTTACGTTCGTTGCTCCGTGACCGAGTGCCGCCGAAGAGACCCCAAAGGTCTTTACCTCAAGTCTCAGCAGGGGAATCTCAAGGGATTGACCGGGGTCGATGCGCCTTACGAAGTCCCTGAATCCCCGGAGATCGTCGTGGACACCGAGGCTCAGTCCCTTGAAGCCTGCGTCGTGCAGATCATCAAGTATCTGCGGGACAAGGCCCTCGTGAAGTAACTCATGGCGTCCTATTTCATCGACCTTGACGGGACGTTCTTCCTCTTCCCATCTCAGACCCCTGCGGAGAACGCCGTCGAGACCGTCCGAAGGCTCGCCTCCGAGGGGCACAGCATCATTTTCACCACGCTTCGGACCCGAAGTGATCCGAGGCTCGGGGAGACGGCCACTCTTCGGAAACTCGCGGAACTCGGCGTCCCCTACAAGAGCATCGTGTGGCACGTCAAGTCTCCGCGCATCGTCGTGAACGACGACGGGGCCTTCGCATTCAATCACCCCCGGGATTCTGCGCTCACCTATGACCGCCTCCGGGTCAAGGACGTGATCCGCAGGAAGGTGGAAGCCGCGCTCGGAATGCTCGCGTGGGTCGGACTCCGCTACTACATCATCAACCCCGAGTTCATCGACGCGGACGATTACATCCAGACGATGCTTATTCTGGAGTCTCTTCTCGATCATGATGGAGTTCACCACTTTGATCTGGTCCAGCGGTATCGCCAAGGTCGGAAGACTTCGATCAACGGAAACGACATCCCCATGAACGGCGCACTCCACCTCGGCCAGCTTCACAAGCTCCGGCAGAGCAACGACCCGGGGTACTTCGATCAAGGCGGGATCACCACCGGGGCGTGCATGAAAGTCTTCGGGATAGCGGCGTACTACCCGAAGTTCCACGACCTCGTGTGGGCGGTGAATCAAGTCACTCGGATCACCCACGGATCGGCGGAAGCCCGTCTCGCGGCGATCCTCACGGCCCTCCGGTTCCGCCACGCACTTGAGGACATTGATGACCCGGACCTTCTCCTTCTGGACTTCTCCCGTGCGGCCCATGCGGTCGGACTATTTGGAACTCCTGCGTTTGATGTAGTGTTTCGCGCCGCGAACAAGGCCCGGAACATTATTCGGACGGGGCGGGCGTTTGAGCAACTGGTCGAGCAGGTCGGTCTTATGTATCTGTGCTGGAGTTGCCCGGTGTCGGCGGTGTTCTGGTCTTACGTCCTCGACGATCACTACAAGGGATCGTTCGAGACCATCGGCTCTGACAAGCAATTCAAGCCGGACGGAAAGCTCATCCTCGTGGACGAGGCGGTGAAGAAGGAGTACCTCGACTACCTCATCCAGACCAACCAGAGGGAGTTTGTTCAGCCCTACGTTTGGGAGTACAACGAGCAGGGCAGGCAGGACTCCGACACGTTCTTCTCCATCGCGTTCTCCATTCGCGCCTGCCGTCACCCCGAGTTCCTCGCGCCCAAGGAACTTGAGGAAGCGAGAGCGGCGTTCGGAGACGACTGGACTCCTGCGATCAAACGGCTCATCGCCCGCCTGTACTGGTAGGGGTACGAGCCCCCGCCTGCCCCGAAAACAACATCCCCCCGCCTGTCGATTTCTTTTGCATTTGAAGTTGTTTCGTGGTATGATGTTTTTCGTCAATGAGGAATTTAAGGAGGCGAAACATGGGTGCGGTGACTCTCGACGAGCGGCGCGAGCAGATGCGTCGAAACCTCAAGATCGCCTTCATGATGGGCGACAACGACCCGGAGATCAAAAATCTTCTCGACAAAGTTCTCCCGCTCCGTCACGAGTTCCGTGAGGGGAAGCTCTATGTCGGGAGCGCACTTCCGGCTAAGTGGGAACTCCGCGAGTCGAAGACCGGGACGAAGTATTGCAAGTGCCCGGCGTTCGCTTTTCGTTCACGCCCCGGGCGCGGGGACGGACTCTGCAAGCACCTGATCTACGCTCTCGCGTCGGGGCTCGACATTCCGAAAACCGAAGACCTCGTTGCAAAATAACCCTTGACAAATACAGAATAACATGGTATGATGTATTCAGTTAAGTAGGAAACTTTTAGGGAGGCGACCCATGAGGTTCGGACTGGTGAACGATCTGATTCGCGCCCACGAGGAGGCGGAAAATCCGGTCATGCTCTGGAGTCCCCCGGGGGTGGGGAAGTCGAGTCTCGTCAAGCAGTTGTGCGACGATGACGGGATCAAGAACATCGACATCCGGCTGTCGTTGTTGAACCCAGTTGACCTTCGAGGTATCCCTGTCGTGCAAGGCGACAAGGTGGTGTGGGTTCCCCCCGTCTTTCTGGTCAAGCAGGGACCTTGCCGTTTCTTCTGCGACGAAATCAACGTCGCGCCGCCTGCAACGCAGGCGTGCGCCTATCAATGGTTCCTCGACAAAAAGATCGGGGAGTGGGCGATGGACTTGACGCCCATGAAGACCAAGGCGGGGAACACTCGTCCGGCGCAGACCATCCTCGGCGCAGGGAACCGGGCGACCGATCAAGCGTTTGTTCACCAGATGCCTGCCCCTCTCCGCAACCGGGTGGCGCACATCGAGGTCGAGCCGAACTTCGAGGACTGGCGGGAGTGGGCGTACAAGGCGGGCATCCACCGCTACGTCATCAACTATCTGACTTACACGGCCCGGGTGGGCGTCGATATCAAGGGCGTCTCGGCCTCGGAGACGGGCCTCCTCTTCTTCTTCGACCCCAAGCAACACGCGGCAGGCTCGTTCCCCACGCCCCGTTCGTGGGAGATGGTGAGTCGTTTCATCACGCGGAGCCCGAAGTACCGGACCAACACCGAAGCGGTCGCGGGCATGGTCAGCGCGTCGGTCGCTTCGAGTTTCACGGCGTTCGTCAAGGTCGCGGACGAGCTTCCGAACGCGGAGGAAGTTCTCGCCGGGAAGGACGCCAAGCCGCCCACCGAGCCTTCCGCGAAGTACGCTTTCTGCGGGGCTCTGGCGGCATCGCTCATTCGGGCGAAGAAGGAAGACCGCGTGAAGGCGACGCAGAATGTCGCGGCCTACTGCGTGAATCGGTGGGGCGACGATGCCGAGTTCGCGGTCCTCACGATGAAGGATTTCGGAAGAACGCCCGAGTACAAAGAAATCTACCGTTCGGTCATCGTGTCGAAGGAGTGGACCCAGTTCACGAAGACCTTCGGGGACCTGCTCGAAAGCTAAGAGAGGAAGCTATGCTCATTAGCCCAGTCAAGATCGAGGGTAGGGGACCTTTCGCCAAGGCAAAGGTCCAGCTTGTCCTCAATCACCAGTTCTTCGGGGTTCTCGCCTGTCACCTCCCGACCGTTCCGGTGTCCCCTGCCGTCTTCGCGGCGGTGGGGGCACCTCCTACGGCGATGGTGGACGGGAAGAAGATTTACTACAACCCGAAGTGGGTCGAGACGCTGACCGACAGGCAGAGGCTCGGACTTCTCGCGCACGAGGTTCTCCATCCGGCCCTGCAACACCTGTGGCGGCGCGGGAACCGGAAGCACCACCTTTGGCTCATGGCGACGGATTACGCCGTCAACGACATCATCATGCGGACGATGGACTCCAAGGGGCATCCGGCATTCGAGTTGCCTCCCGGGGGTCTCTACGACACGAAGTTCACGGGGATGGCCGCAGAGCAAATCTACGCCGTCCTCCTCAAAGAGGAGCAGGAGCAGGAGGAGGAGGCGAAGAAGAACGGGAATCAGGGACAGCCCAAACCCGGACAGGGGAGGGGTCAGGCGCTCGACGGCCAGTTGGAGAGGCCGCTCGAAGGCGGCGATGCCAAGCCGAAGAAAGGGAAGAAGGGGAAACCCCAGCCCAAGAAGGACAAGGCCGAGGGCGGGGAAGGTGCGGGCAAGGACAAGCCCGAAGCAGAGCAGGACAAGAAGGACAATGGCGGCAAGGACGGAGAGAAGGCCCCTCAGCAGGACTCCGAGGATGAGCCCGGCCTGCGCGACGAGATCGGGGAGGTCCCCCCGGGCGATCTGGAAGACAAGCCCGAGGACGGGAAGGACGGCGAAGGGGCGGGGGAAGATGGTGACGAGTCCGAAGATACGGAGGGTGAGGGAGATGATGGTGAAACCGATGCTGAGGGTGAAGGCGACGGAGAGGGAGACGCTGGGGATGCTGGTGATTCTGACAATGGGGGCGATGCAGAAGCTCCCGAGGATCAGACTCACGGCGAGGGCGGTAAATTCGATCATGCGTGCGGTGACATCGAGGAGGCCGACGCGGAGCTAGAGGAGCATTGGCGCGGGGTTCTGAATCAGGCGGCGATGGTCGCCAAGGCCCGGGGCAATCTCCCCGCCGCTCTCGCCCGACTTGTCGAGGATGTCTCCGCGCCCAAGGTTCCGTGGCAACAAGTAATCGAGCAGTACGTCAACGAAGTCGTGCGCGACGATTACGACATGATGAAGCAGGACCGCCGCTTCATGCAGAGCGGCATCTACTTTCCCGAACTCCAGTCCAACGCAACGTCGGTCGCCATCTTCGTCGATACGTCCGGCTCCATCGGGGAGAAGGAGATCAAGGCGTTCGTGTCCGAGATCGTGGGCATCCTTCGGTGCAGGGGAATCAAGTCGGCCCGGATCATCGCGTGCGACGACAAGATTCATGAGGGCGGGGATAACACGATCACTCCGACCGACACTCTCCCCGAGAACTACCCGGGGGGCGGCGGGACGGATTTCCGTCCCCCCTTCAAGCGACTCCGTGACGATCCGCAGGGGGAGACGCCCGCGCTCATCGTGTACCTGACGGACATGATGGGCACGTTCCCCGACAAAGACCCGCTCGGGACGCCGACGATCTGGCTTGCGTCCTGCCCGCCTTGGATGAAGGAGGCGGATATTCCCCAGCCTCCGTTCGGGACGGTGATCCCTTACGATCCGCTGACCGATGATGATGACGAATAGATGGCAGGCTTACGAATTACTCTTGACGAAAGCCGTATAATCAGATATACTTAACAATAGAAAGGAGACCACAGATGGGCGAAAATAGGGACTACCACCTCGGGTTCAACTTCGAGAGCGACGAGCCCACGGCCCGCTACTCCGCCTCGAAGGGCTACCGCGACACGGCGTACTTCTCCAAGATCACGGAGAATCTCTTCCTCGGGCCGGAGCCCACCGCGCAGGACGCGGACACCCTTCGCAATCTCGGGATCAAGAACATCCTCTCCGTGGCGAAGGAGTGCCACGACGAGTGGATCGGCTACGAGGGGAAGTTCAACCTCGTCTACGTCGGGATGCACGATCACAGCCCGCTTCCTCCGTGGCTGGCGAAGCAGGCCCTCACCACGCTCCGCGAGATGCTCAAGCGCGGGAAGACTCTCGTGCATTGTGGCATCGGGGTGTCTCGGTCCCCGACGACCATCGCGCTCTACTGGTACGCGATTGGTGAGACGGATTCGGTCGCGGAGGGCATCCAGCGCCTCCAGAAGATTCGGCCCTGCGTTGCTCCGAATCGGATCGTGGACGACAATCTGATGCAGATGGTTTTCGCCCTCCGGCGTAGGTGGGCGAAGGGAACAACGGGGATTGACTCGACGCCCCGGGTTTCTACTGTCGTGAACTAAGGTCGAGAAGAAAAGGAGCTTGCCATGCCTCGCCTAGAAAACGTGGGGTTCGTTCACTTCGACATTCCCGACCGGATCAAGCGGTTCGCCAACTGGCTCCGCAAGAAGCTCCGCAAGGGCCGCGCCCTGCCCGCGTCCATGTCCTGCTACCTCGTCAACTGGTCCGACACTCCGATGATTCGACAGATCATCGACGAGGCGAAGGCGGCGTATATCAAGGAGTACCCGGATGACGAGGGCACGGTCAACGGGCTCGTCATGAACGTCCTCAAGGTGGACGACGCCTCGGCGGAAGAGGCCGCACAGATGGCGGTCGAAGGGCTTGCCCGGCTCATCGGACAGGTTCAGTCCTCTCTCGTCAAGGCCCTCAAGAAGATCGAGAAGGACGGGGAGATCGACCTGCCCCGGCGGATTCAGGTCGGATTCGTCAGGAAGATGCAGGAGGCCATGAACCTCGCTATCGCCTTCCGACTCATGGAAGACGTGCAGGTGGCGCTCGATGCCATGCAGACGGCGATCACGGCGCAGATCGGGGCCAAGGTCGCCGCGAAGTACCTCCCCAAGACGGAGACGGCGGGGGCCACGAAGTAAGAACATGGAGACCAGCGTGATCGACAAAGAGCGCATCTACTCGGCGGTGAGGGGGCGGGTCGAGAACGACCCGTCCCTCATGTCGATGCCGTCCTCCGCTCGGTGCTTCTACTACGGAATCTGGACGGTTGAAGCTATCCGAAAAGCGGGGCTCCGGGTTCTCCTGCAAGCAGGGTCTTGTCGCTGGCCCCGAATCCGCCACGAGCAGGACGATGGGGTGTGCGCCACCCACTTCGGCTACGTTTGGTCTCCGAACGAGGCTCCCAGTCAGCGAGCCTTGCGTCTTGGGGTCATGCCGGAGATGCACGTTTGGGCGGCAGACCCGGAGGCCAACGAGATCATCGACTTCTCCGCAGGGTTCTTCCCCGAACAGGCCAAAGCCCTTGTCGGAATGGATTGGCCCGGCGATCCTCCCCCGCCGTACCTGTGGTCAGGGCCGACCACCATGCCCCGGGGAGCCCAGTACGAACCCAGCCTCGACGCGATCAAGTTCGCCCTCCTCGCGGCGATGAAACTCTACGGCGGGAAATACGTTAAGGAGAACCTTCTGTGAAGACCGCGTTCAGCGCCAATCAGTTCACGCCGACACAATGGGACACCGCCGAGGACAAGGCGAAGTTCGCCAACCATTTCCTCAACTTTGTTGAGAGCGGATTTGCGGAGTCCAAGTTCCCGAAGTGGTTCTACAAGAGGCTGTCGATGACGTTCGGGCACATCGCCCACTTCGACCAGAGCGGGTTCTTCGCGGAGTTCTTCACGACCACGAGGGGCCGGGTGGACTTCATCCGGCAGACCCTCCAGTACCCGGGTTACGGAGACCCGGGGTACACCTACTGCGACGTTGAGAAGGTGTTGCAGGTCGCGCTTCTGGAAATGAACGTGCTGGAGAAGGTTCGGCGCGACCACGAGCAGGCTGTCGAGACTTCCGAGCGCGGGGAGCTTTCCCGGCTCAAGGCCAAATACCAGTAAGGGAGGAAATCATGGGTAGACCGAGGACCAACTTCAAGTGCGCCATCTGCAAGAAGAACGGCTTCCCGGCCTTGCGGAACCTTCGGACGCACGAGCGGAATATGCACGGGATTTTCCAGCGGAAGGACAAGGCTCCAGAGGCTCCGGGCCTCGCCACGGAGACCATCGTTCGGGAGTCGATCTGTTTCTGCCCGTTCTGCGGGAAGCAGTTGCCGAACGCGACCATCATCAAGAACTAGGAGGGTGCATGAACGTGGACGAAGGACTAACGAAGGGCGACGTTGTGCAGATTGACCCCGCCCACGACGAGCGGTTCGGTGGATGTTTCATGGTCGTCACGGAGCCCAAGAGCTTCGGTGCCCAAGGCTACGTCTCTACGCCCGGAGTGAAGGGCCTCGCGTACTACCGCTGTCCTTGGGCCGGGATGCACAAGATCGGCAAGGCTGAATGGGTTTCGGAATAGCTCAAACTAGGAGGATACATGAAGACGAAGGACTTGGTGCCCCGGCATCCGATTCGGATGTTCGCCACGATGGAGAAGAAGGCGAGGAACTCCCTTCTCAACACGGTGATCTACCTCGGTGAGCGGGGATTCCACGCGAAGACCATCGCCAAGGTCGCAGGGATCACGCCCTCGCAGGTGTACGCGATCTGCAACAAGTTCCAAGTGAAGCTCCGGGCGTACCGGGACGGACAGACGGAGCCCGCCGAGCGGATCATCCGCAAGTCCCCCACCATCACGGTGCGGATGGTCTCGTGGGAGAAGGTTAAAGCCGCTTTGGAGGAATAGTATTATGCCGCCCGTTGGATTCCCCCGGTCCATCTTCGCCTACTGGAACGAGAGCGCGGCCAAGGTCATCGAAGCCGCCCTCCCGATCATGAAGCACTACAAGCGGAAGGGGCAAATGTTCGGGAAGTTCGACAGGGAGAAGCCGTGGTTCTGCCAGCTTTGGGGCGTGGTCGCTCCGGGCGAGAGCGGAGACCAGATCGGCGTCGCGGCCACGATGATGAACGAGCCGCTGGTCGAACTGCTGGCTTACGTCGAAGCGAGCATGGACAGCTACCCGCTCCTCATGACCAAGAGCCAGTTCGACCGTGAGTACGAATTGGATTGATGGGAGAAGCGATGCAAGACGAAACGGAAGGCAAGCGGCGAGAACTGATCGAGGAGATCAACGTCAATCCGCTCAACCGGAAACAGCTTGAGTTCAGATGCGGCAAGGAAAACGTGTGGGACACGGAGGAATTGGGCCGGGACTTCGAGGTCGATTCCTTTCTCGCCCCGTTCGTTATCGTGATCCGAAAGAGCGACCGCAAGCGGGGGGCTCTGATGTTCCAGCACCTTCCCCGGTTCTACTTCCAGTTCAAGGAGCTTGGGGGAGGGTAGCTCAATCGAAGGTTCAATTCCCTCCCCTCACTCTTGACAAAGAACTAATAACCGGGTATAATAACAAAATGCTAAACGCATACGAAGACCTGATCGGAACGCCGCGCTACCCGCTCGGGCATTCCGGGCTCAAGCGAGTCTTCACCAACCCCTCCACGCGAATCGAAGACGAGGGGCTGGCGGCGCTCATTCGGAAGGTTCACGCCAGCCGCCCGTTCCAGTTCGGACAATGTTATTCCAACGTCGAGCGGGCAGTCGCCAACGCGAAAGGGAACGGATGGAAGAACGTCCTCCCGTTTGCGGGCTGGCTGATGATTAAGGATCAGGAGCCAATTCACCATGCGTGGTTCGTCTTGACGGTCGGCGGCGAGTCCAAGCCCATCGACCTCTCCTCTTTCACCGTCCCGGCCCCCGAACTCAAGGCGCTCGATGAGGCACTTGCGAAGGAGAGCGCGGAACGTCTTCGGGACGCCAAGAAGAAGACCGAGGGCCTGCCCGCCGCCGAAGCCAATCAGATCGTGAAACAGGCGTGGCTCGATTGGCAGATCGAATGCCGCCAGAGATCGAGCGCGGTCTTTCGTCCCTACGAGACGGGCGACATCGTTTCGTGTCGCGTGTGGGGAGACGTTCCGGTCGGGCACGTCTACATCGGCTGTCCTTGTCTCCCGAACGAGGCTCGGAACATTTTCCTGAGATGGCATCCGAGGTACGGGAAGCAGAGCAACCATGCAGGAGCCGCCGAGCCGACTGTCATGCAGTTGGTCGAACAGGGCCGGGTGGCGGATGCCCGAGCGAAGCTCTCGAAGGAGACTGAGTGATGAAGATTCCAGAGAAGCTGACCGTCGAGGAAGTCCAGAAGGCCATCAAGATTCCTGCGAAGAAGTGGCATGGACGGTGCTACGAGATCGCCTGTGCCATCGTCAGCGCCAAGCTCGTCAAGGGGCGTGCGGTGTATGGGCACTACTTGGGTCCGGTCGCCAAGACGGGATATTGGGCCGAACGCCGGGGACAGGGGTTCCAGCGTCACGGCTGGATTCTCCTCTCCGATGGTCGCGTCCTCGATCCGACGCGCTGGAGCTTTGAGGACAAGGAGCCGTACCTCGCACTCGTCGAGCGGAGCACTCTCAGGGACTACGACGAAGGGGGGAACGCCTTCCGTGCCGCGATGATGGGACCGCCGCCCGCCTTCCAGAAGACCGAGAAGGGGATGGACGTGTACGCGAAGCGGAGGCTCAAGATCATCAAGCTCAAGATCGGGGTCCTCGCTCGGCAGGAGATCATGCGACTCCTCAATCATCCTCCCGCGACGACGTGGCAGATGGTCCATTGGGTCGCCAATCTCCCGCCTGCGACTCTTGGCCCTGCCGCCCCGGAAGTCTTCCGGGCCATCGTCAAAGCGGGCCTGTCAACTTCGATCCCCTACGACAACCGGGTGGCGGTGCTCGGTGATAAGTGATCTCAAAATGTCTGAGTCCGAAATCTCCAAGGATCAGGTCATCGAGCACCTGCGTCGGGCGCTGGCCGACCTGCAACGGAAGGCCGATGTTTTGAGCAACGCCCTTGTTACGATTGACCGCGCCGTGGACAAGGCGGCGATGAGATACCTCTCATCTACGGTCCCCCACGGGAATTTGAGGTTTTCCGAGTTCCTCGAACTTCTCGTGTGCGAGATCAAGAGGGCGCTCAACAAAAAATGGGGGAGTCGCGCCGAAATTCGTGGTTGGGTGAAGACGGCCATCAAGGAGGATATTGAGGAGCGGATCGAGAAGAGAATTGACTCGTTGATGCCTTCGATAAAGAAGAAGCTCTCGGAGTACGTTACGATCCCGGTCCTCATCCGGCCCGCAAAGCCGAGGATGGGGCAAGAGATTCCGCCGTTCGCCGCGATGTCCGTCCGGGGAAAGATCAAGCATGGAAGAGGGCAGACCCCGGAGGATGCTTACGCCTCTCTCCGAGAGCGCCTCATCCTCGAACTCAGCGTCGCAGGCTATCGGATTCTCCAGAGTCAGGACGGGAATCTCGTCCCCATCTTCCAGAAATCCGAGCCCTATCTCACCGAGGAGATCGAGGGCTTCAAGATCATAGCTCGAATCCAAAAGGAGGGAGCCCCGTGAAGACGTTTGGACAGACCATCCATGATCGCCGCAAGGAGAAGGGCCTCTCGCTCGAAGTCGTCGCCCGGATGTGCGGAACGCACAAAGGGTACATCAGCGGGATCGAGGGCCGGAAGGTCAATCCGTGTTCGGCCAAAATCACCGAGCGACTCTGCAAGGCGCTCGATCTCGATGCCGAGCGGATGATCGCTCTCGGCTGGATCGAGAAGTCCCCCGCCAAGATCAGGGGGTTGATGGAACGCTGGTACAAGGCTGAATTCGGAGAGTAGCCATGCCGACCAAGAAAGACGGCCCTCCAGCCTGTGCGTTCTGCGGGATCGAACTCAAGGATGGCAAGTGCCAAGAATGCGGCGGATGGACCGACAGTTACGGCCTCTTCCACAGACGGGAGTGCGGCGGCGGGTTCCACGAGAAGTGTGAGGAGAAACTCAAGTCGTGAGAAAACTGATCCCCGCGTCCGAACCGACCAAGACGGAACTCATCCGAGAGGCCCAAGAGTTCTTCTCCTCCCTCGTCTCACAACTCTTCGAGAAGGAGAAGGTCGTGCCCACTTGCGGGCGCGGGTGCGCGGCGTGCTGTTACGAGCCCGTGTACGTTGAGAGGACGGAGGCGGGAATCGCCATCCACGCCTTGAAGCAACTGCCGCACGCCCGGCAGAGGGAGATCAAGCACAGGCTCCGCGAGGTGGTCGAGAAGTTCCGGGCGTCCGAAGTCTTCAAGGCCCGGATGCCCCGGGCGGTCGAGTATCGGAAGCTCGGGCTCGCCTGTCCCTTCCTCGACCTCAAGACCCGGGACTGCATGATCTACAACAGCCGCCCCTTCGGGTGCCGTGCCCACTTCGCGGTCTCCCCTCGGGTGAACTGCGAAGACCTCACCAAGCACGACGACATCATGCTTGTCAAGCCCGGACCCGAAGTGGACCTCCTCATGGGGAAGGCGATGTTCGACTCCGGGCATGGGGAGATGGATCACTTCGTCCTCCTTCTCGCGGAGGAACTTTTCGGGGAACAGATCGAGAGCGGCTCCCGGGAAATCTACGGGAACACCGACGACGAAGCGGAACTCTGGAGGCGAGCCATGAGCGCACTCGTGATCGACGAGCAGGCCAAGGCGCAGGTCAAGGAAGTCCTCGACTTCGCCTCGAAGCGGGAGAACTGGCGGACGTTCGGAGAGGGGGCTCCCCCGGGCGAGAGGCCGGGATACGTCACACAACTCACTCGCTTCCGGTGCGTCTACTCCGTGACCATCATGAACGGCCTGCCCTTCCGCCATTTCTCCCTCTCCGTCCCTCAGAATCTCCCCCACCCCATCGTGACGTTCACCATCGCCAAGATGTTCGGGTTCACCGGGGGAGAGGAGCAGGGAACGGGCGAGGACGCCACGGTGGTTGGTCCCGGCCCGGACTGGCAGATGGGGCCGCATCAGGACGAGCGGGCCATCGTCATCGTTCAACGACTGCCGGAGGAAACGAGCCATGCCTCGTAAGAAGAAAGACGTGCGGCGGGGGCCTCGCCGTTCCGACGAGTGCGCGTGGTGCGCCTACAAGTTGAGGAAAGGCTGGCGTTGGTACTCGGACTACATGGGGGGCAAACACCGGATGCACGCGGCCTGTCTGATACGCCAGAGGGTTTCGGAGATGATGAATTTGGAGTGACGATGACCTTCGACGAACTACGCAACGAGATAGCCGAGATCAACTCGGGGGCTCTGCTCGCTGACGGCTACGAGGCCGCGCTCATCGGGTATGTCGAGCGGTTCGGACAGCCGCCGCTCGCCCTCTACGACCGGAGGAAGTGCATCGAGATTCTGATGAAGCGCGACGGCATGACGGACGAGGAAGCCAATGAGTTCTTCGAGTTCAACACCATCGGGGCGTGGATGGGTGAGAGCACCCCGGCCTTTGCGACGATCCTCTCCGCTGGCAAGAAGGGTCGGTTCACGGGGCTCCTCGACAACTGCTGCCTTCGGATCAACGAGGGCGACTTGATCCGGGTCGGGATGCGGCGTAAGGACGACAGGGGATGGACGATTCATCGCGTCGTTTGGCTGGCGAGCGACCGGGAATGGGGACTTGAGGACCCCAAGACGGGGGAGCGTGAGGGGATGCAATTGGATCAGGAACTACGGGCGAAGGTGGTCAAGCGATGACTCCCGAGAAGATTCACGCCACCGAGCAGGTGCTCCTCGTCAACTCGGACCTCTGCGACCTCTACGAGAAGCGCGGAGTCCCCCGGGATGATCTTCTGGAAGTCTTTCGGCTGGCGACGAAGGCCAGCGCCCCTCCAGAAGACGAGGCGCTGAACGCCCTCTTCGACGAGATCAAGGTCAAGGCCAAGGCCGCGTGGACTGAAAGCCAGCGCGGGCGGCGGGACTTCCCGAAGATGCTCCACGACGGACTCAACGTGGTCGTGGAGTCCGTCTTCAAGGAGACGATCAAGGCGCTCTACCCGCAGGAGGCCCCCGATGTCAAAGCGTGAGTGCGGTCCCTGCTCGGTGTGTTGCACCCTCATGCGCGTTCCCGAGATCGACAAGGCGACGATGGTGCCGTGTCCGCAGGTTTGTAAAGGCGGCGGGTGCGGCATCTACGAGACCCGTCCGGGTTCCTGCAAATCGTTCGAGTGTATCTGGCTGCAAGACACGCGGGACATTCTCCAAGAGGACGACCGCCCCGACAGTCTCGGCCTCATGTTCTCCGTAATGTTCAAGACCGCCTTCGGGGACGTGCTGACCGCATGGAATGTCCACCCCGGCCAGCCGCTCACGGAGCGTGCGACACGAATCATCGAGAGGGTTGCGGAGAAGCAAGTGCTCCTCATCATCGACGGGAACCGCAGGTCCGTTGTCGGACCTCCCCGCGAGTTGCCCCGTATTCGCGCCATCATGGACGAGCGAAAGGCGTGGGCGAGCAAGCAGCCGGGAGGCGAGCGGCGATCCGGCGGGAAGGAACTATTTCCGAAAAAAAGGTCTTGACGAATATACGCATTTATGATATGATGCTCTCTGCAAATGAGGGATAGGCAGATGAAAGCAAAGCGAATCAAGACCGACGAGAAGTGCCAGCGATGCAACGAGCGCGTCGCACAGTACGTCGTCGAAATTTTCGGGGAGACACTCTGCCTCCCCTGCTACCAACTCCTCCAGATCGAGAACGACCGGAAGCCCACGGGGAAAGGCGAGGTGCTGGTCTACGACCACGCTGGCACGGACGCGACCAAGTTGGTTCAGAAGTGGGCTGAGGAGACGCTCGCTCCGTTCAAGCTCGGGAACACGACTCTCTACGTCACGCTCAAGACTTCGCGGATCAAGGAGGGCGACGTGTGCCTCAAGTTCCGCGAGCCGAGGAGACCCAAGCACAAGCGGAACTGGCATCGGTGGATCGAGGGCCGTGTGCTCGTGCGCGAAGACCTTGCGTACCCGCACGAGAAGAAGATCGCAGTCTCGACTTGCAAGATCATCGATCCTGTTGCGAAAGCGTTCCTGCCCCCCGGGGACAAGGGCTGGTTTTACGAGTACGATACGGTGACGTTCAGCGACGCCGCCGAAGCCTTCGCGTGGGGCGCGGGTTACGTTATGTTCAAGTTGCTCCGGCTCGTCAAGGCCGTGCCCGGTCTCGCCACCAAAGTCGGATGTCAGCGCGAGGCCGGGGTCTTCCTCAAGAAGTTCAGGGAGTGGCGAGGCAAGAAGCATCAGACCTCCAGCCGGAAGAAGACCGATCAGCCGCTTGCGTTCGTGGGGTAACAATGCGCGAAGATAAGACCTGCGTCATCGAGAAGTACGAGACCTCGATCAGCCACTACCCGAACCGGAAGTTCGGGAAGGCCGAGATTCGCAGGTATCGGTCAACCTCCCGGGCGACGTACTTTGCCGAGGGGGTCCGGGGCTACCTGTACTATGAGTACCGGAAGCCCGCCACCCTCATCGAACTCAGGATCGGCAGGAAGACGTGGATGACTGACGATCCTCAATTTTTCTGGAGCCTCGAACATTTCGCGTCGCAGGCCAAGGGCCGCGTGCTTGTGGCGGGTCTTGGGTTGGGGATCGTCGTCCACCTGCTCGTCAAGAATCCCGCCGTCACGCAGATCGACGTGGTGGACCGCGAACTCGATGTCATCCGGCTCGTTCAGCCGCTCCTTCCCGACGATCCGCGCATTCATGTTCACCATCAGGACTTCTACGAGTGGTGCGACCACGCTTCCATGAACACCGACTACTTTCCCGACACCGTGATTTGGGACTTAGCGGTGGGCACGGACGGGAAGATCAGCGAGGGCGGGGAGATCGTGGTCGCCGTGCCGCTCGTCGCCGCCCGGTTCATGCCGCTCAAGTGGGATGGCAAGAACTGGGTCGAGCGGAAAGACTTCAGGCCCTTCGAGATGTTCGTCCACGGTGTTGACCGTGATCCGGTCGGGGAGGCGTTCGTCAGGACGCCGGAGTTCAAGAGGGTGCGGGCCTGCATCATCGGGAGGTAACTCAAAGATGGAACGAATCGAGAAGGAGATCGTGTGCCCGAAGTAAGACTTGCGCTCAACGAGGAGGACTTCCGAAAGCTGGCCTCGGGCCGCATCATCGAGACTGAGATCAGGTTTCGGGACGAGATCATCTGGCTCCAGATCGGCCTCCGCAATATCGGGAACGCGGCATTGGTAAGGGCGGTGGAAGATGTCCTCAGACAAAGACCGGGAGAACTTCGTCCTGCGGATCGCCTCTTTGAAGAACTCCCCGAAGGAGGGGGAGAAGATGACCCGGAAGCGGGGGGAGAGGAAGAAGTGGGTTGCGACATTGAGCCCCCTCCGCAAGCAGGTGCGCCGCCATCAGGGTCGTGAAGAAGAACCGATAGAAAGGAGAACATGATGCGCCAACTCAAGATCGAACTGCCGACGTTCCAAAACGGGGTTGCCCGGCAGGTCAAGGACTCCAAGGGCCGGAACTGGGAAGTCGTGAGGGAACTCATGGATGCCGCCGCGCCCGCCGCCGATCAGACGGAGTTCCTTACCCTCAGAGAGGTTCCTCGATGGGACATCCAGATCGAGGGATTCCAGATCGGGACGGCGGATCACGGTGAGGCGGGAGAGGCGATGCGGCTGGCGTTCAAGGCCGCAGGGCTCACTTCCCTCCCCGAAGCCGTGCTCGTGAAAGCCGTTACCCCGGAGGAGCAGTACGCCGTGTTCACGTTGGGCGGGAAGGCGTACTCCGTCCCGCTCAAGCAGTTCTCGGAGGAAGTCGAGAAGTCGGGGGCGTGGATCACCGCTCGGCAGGCACGCCGCCCGGAGATCGACGCACTCATGATCGAACTCAGGAAGCTCCAGCAGAGGCGGGCATGACGAAGCCGAAGACCGGACAGTCCAAGTCCCCTCCTTCCGAAGAGACGGAGGCGATCCAGATTCGCAGGGATTCCCGGCTCGGGAAGAAGGCCCGGTTCATCCGGGCGGTTGCCGAGTACCTCGCCGGGAACCAAGCGGGAAAGAGCATCGCCCTCGAAATCGAATCGGGGGGCGGCGGTCCTATGAAGTGGGCGAGCGAGTGGGCGAAGGTCCGTGGGGAGTCGGGACTGTTCGGCTATCCCACGAGGGAAGAAGCCGAGGCGCAGTTGTGGGAGCTTCTCGGATGAACTCTGTCAGCCTCCCGATCAAGGACCCGTCCCTCTTCTTCATCTGCCGCCTTTGCACGAAGATGGCCGAGCAAATAGGTCGAGGGGAGACCGTCTGCCATCACCCATGCGGCGGGCCGCGCAAGGGCCGGGCGTTTCCGTTGTATACCGGGCCGATGGCGAACGCGACCATCGAGACCCATTGTTTCGTCTGCGGTGTGGATGCCGAGAAGAAGCTCAAGATCGGGAACGGTCTGCGGGAACTCGGGGTGTGCATCAAGCACCTCATCTTCGCAGGGATCGACCCCAAGACCTTGCCCCCTCCCAAGACGGAGGATCGGGGCGTCGTGCAGAAGCGTGAAGTCCGGCGGGTCAGCATCTACGAGATGCTCAATATCGACCCGGTGAAGGACTTGGGATTCAAGGAGCCGGAACCGCCGGAGGAGAAGAAATGAGCCCAATCAAATGCCGGAAGTGCGGGAAGAACTTCAAGGGCCGGGAGAACGCCAAGACGCTCGTTCTGCCGATGCACCACGGATGGGTGGACCCGAAGACTGCGAAGATGATCTTCTGCGGGACGGCCACGTCCGAGCAGGTCGTCATGTACAAGAAAGCCATCGAGGTGCTCAAGCGGAGGAAGCTCAACCCGGAGGGCTTCACCAAGATCGAGGGCGGAAAGGCGTAAGGGATGAGATGGACCTGCCTGCTCTGCAAGAAGCCGCTCAAGCGGATCAACTTCCACAACGTCGAATGCCGAAACCACGACTTCCCGAAGCAACATCGACTGTGTGGGGTCTGCGTCCCGGTCCTTGTAGACGCCGAGGTCATCCGCTGGCACAACCCGCAGGTAGGGCACGTCATGTCGCAGGATGACTCTTGCCCGTCGAGGGAACTCCTGACGGCGGTGAGGTTGATGTAGCGGGCGGTGGATAGACAAAGTAAATTATAGGAGATATACTTCACAACCTTGCGGCGGTGCTGAACGGAGGGAGAACTTGACGGATAAGTGGCGGTGGTTCACGCACAACTGTCTCGCGCATCCCATAGCGGGAGTATGCTGGTTGATCGGTCTCGTTCGGCTGGGTGACTGGTTGCACAACGTATCGACTCCGAGGCGTGACTCGTAAGGAGCAAGTGATGGACGGCCCAGTTTCATACCCTCAAGACGTGAAAGTGATCCGCGTGAAGCGCGGAGAGAAGGTCGCTATCCAATGGGAGTACACCTCCGCAGATGGTGTCCATGTGCCCCATGTCCGAGAAGTGTGGGTCTCTGAGGAAGAGGCGGAACTGATCTCGGTGATGGGTGGCCTTCGTCGTTGGTTTCACCAATCCCAAGAAGGGAAGAAGGTCTGACATGACTTGCGTGTACTGCCGATCCGAAATGATCCTGTATGGGTGGGGACTTGCTATCTGCCCGAAATGTGCGGGACACGAAACCCAAGAAGGGAAGTAGACCAACCATGACGTTGACACGTCGCATTTGGTTGTGGTTCAAGCGCGAGTGGTGCCGCATTGGGCCGGGGCACGATTGGTGCGGGTACGGTGCGCCCCGTGACCCGGACGAGCCGATGGTGACATTCTGCCGACGCTGTTTCATGGCCGATACTCCCCAAGAAGGGAAGTAGACCAACCATGACTTCAGCGAAGACCGCCTTCGATGGAGAATGGGTTAAAACGGCCCCGTTGCTCTCTACTCGCTTTGGGGTAGGGGCTGATCCAAGATGTGAAGTATGCAAGCGTATGTCCTGCGCTCCCCATTGGTACTCGATCAAACGGAAGATTTTCAGATGTACCAAGTGCTTTACGCCAGAATCTTTAGGGGGTCGCAAAACCCAAGAAAGGCACGATGCGAAACCCGCTGTTTAATCTCATGTGGGGCCGAGAGGAGTGAAGACCAAGAGCAAACCGAAAAGCTGGGACGGGGAGAGCCGGATATGCACCTCGCCCTACAGGGT